GGGGCCGCTAGTCCCCGAAACCAACAAATTGTTATCTACGATTTTACCGACTGGATCACCTTTGATAACATTGAGTTTACCAGATTTTACTGGGATATAACCACTAACAGTTACCCGGTAGCAATAGTTCAAATCGGGACTGGCAGCACTAACGCCCAGAATCAGGGTACAAATTGTGACGGGATAGTATTTACAAACTGCCTGTTTCACAACTGGACCCACGGTTCAGCTGCCTCTGGCGTGTCTAACATGCGGGCATGTATATGTGGGGATACCCACTACAACTCAGGGCGTGGTGGCATGGATAACTGTCTGGTTGATGGTTGCACGTTTGACGGAACGCTCACTAGTGACAGTGGCGAAGTAATCTACGCTTTCCCCAATATCAGGAACTCTTTTGCAACCAAGATGGTCAACTACGGGCTTATCGGAAATGCACCGGGACACACAATGGAGGTTAGCGGATGCGATTTCGGGAATTACGTCAATCCATTTGATGGAGGCGGCGATCACGGAAACCTGGTTGAGAGCCTGACTACTGGACCGTGCTTGGTTCACCACAACAAGTTGCACGACTTTAACGCTGGGGGAATTACGGTTTTTCTAGCTGGAACTGCTAGCGGAACAACACAGATTTATAATAACCTCGTCTGGAATGTTGTGCCTGTTCCGTTTCAGTTCGATACCCGGACTAGCGGCCCCCCGTGTGTTGCCAACATGTACAACAATACAGTGATTTATGGGGGGAACTTAACTACCACCACTGGCACTGGACCCTTCACTCTCACCGCCAAAAACAATCACTTGATTGGTTTAACTGGGTTGGGCCCTGCTTCCGGCACGAATAATCTTTTCCAGAGTTCAGCCGCAGCCACCGCCGCTGGTTACACTCTAAGCAATCTATATCAACCTACCAGCGGTTCTTCCCCCACGGTTGATGCTGGAACAAGTAGTGTAAATCCACCTGTCGCTGATGACATTATGGGGGTAAGCCGCCCACAGGGGAACGGGTATGATATTGGGGCCTATGAACGGTTTACTGGGAGCGTATCACCCCCGGTCATTACCAGCTCCCTAAGTGCCTCAGGAACGGTTAACACGGCTTTTAGCTACTCTGTCACTGCCAGCAACTCCCCGGTGTCCTACGGGGCTTCTCCGCTGCCCACGGGCCTATCTATAAACACGTCTAGTGGTGTAATAAGCGGTACACCGACCGGGTCAGGCGCAACCACCGTTGTTATCAGTGCTACTAACGCCGGGGGAACAGGGACAGCTAACCTCTCTTTAACCATTCAGTCCGGCACAGCAGCGCCTACCATCACCAGCCCGCTGACTGCTAACGGTACAATCAACGTGGCATTCAGTTACACTATTACCGGGAGTAACACTCCAATCAGTTACGGAGCTTCGGGGTTGCCAGCAGGGCTATCGGTTAACACTGGTACTGGGGTTATCAGCGGTACGCCTACTACCGCTGCTACAACTAATGCCACGATCAGTGCTACCAACGGCACCGGTACAGGTTCGGCTACCCTCACCATAACAATCCGGTCAGCCCAACAGACTTTTCAGACTACGGTAACCAACACTGGTGAGACTTATTTCATCAACGGTATCCGCACCCACGACCAGAACCCAATGGCTGGCACCCTCCCAAACATTCGAACGGTACAGGCCACATTTGATGACTCTGGGGGTACGGTAAGTAACTGGAGTTATCCAGGTGGTGTAGCTTATTCCCCTACTCGTCAAACTAATGAGTTTGTAGCCGCGCTCCCGGCATGGAAAGCGAAGGGGGTGCTGGCTTGCACTCTCAACTTCCAGGGTGGGCAACCCAAGCCCTCCGTGATACCAAATAACAGCGGGTTTAACGCTGATGGTTCTATGAAAGGCCCATACCAAACCCGGATGGATCAGGCTATCCGGGGGCTGGACGCCAACGGGATGGTAGCAATCGTTGGGTACTTTTACTTTGGTCAGACTAGTGTGTTCGGAGGGAACGAGACAGCGATTAAAGCTGCGGTGACCAATGCCACGAACTGGATCGTAACCCAGGGGTACACCAACGTAATCATCGAGATCGCCAACGAGATTGATACCGCAAGTTATCCGGCAATTATTCAACCGGGAAGGATCAACGAGCTTGTCTCAATCATTAGAGGGATTAAACCCGGTCTTAAGGTAAGTTGCAGTTTCGTGGGTGGCACTGTGCCAAGCCCGGCCATGGCAGTCCTGTTCGATTATATCTTGGTTCACGGGAACAACCAGACATCCAACTGGGTCACTAACACGATCAACACTGTCCGTGGGTACAATTTAAGTAAACCCATCGTGGTAAATGAGGATTCGGCTACGATAGCTAACTTTGATGCTGCGGTAGCAGGCCATGCAAGCTGGGGGTTCCACCCGCCCTATGCTAACGATTACGTCACGGGTTTCCAAGGCCCACCGACTAACTGGAGTAACATTACTGAAACGGTTAAATCCTCGTTCTTTACCGAGGTAGCCAATTTCCAGTCACAGATCACGCCTCCTCCACCACCCCCGAATAATCCAGTTATACAGGTAGCACCTACCAGTCTGGACTTCGGGTTTGTACCAGTTGGTTCAACCCCGACCGATAAAACCTTTACCGTATCAAACACTGGGACTGGAACTTTAACTGGATCAGCCAGCGTCACTTCCCCGGTATTCTCGGTTGTTGGTACGGCTACTTACAGCCTTACCTCTGGGCAAACAGCTCAAATCACAATCCGGTACCGGCCAACCGTTAAAGCGAGTGACTCAACCAATGCCATATTTACCGGAGCAGGAGGCTTGGTCAGGCAGGTGCTAGGGAAAGCCTACCCACTTCTTCCTGCCCTCCAGTTTAATCCTGACGATGGATTGGTGCTGTCCCCCTTCGTAATCAACTCCTCTACCCACACCGTTTCGCAGTCCCTAGAAATAGACGTACCCGGGAACGCTGGGCAGGTCAGGGCTGGGTTTACTGCTCCGACTACAGGTGCATACACCATATCGGCGCTGGTCAATGCTCCCAATGATGCCAGTAATTCACTCTACATCGGGATAGATACCATCCCTACTGAACCAGCAAATGTCTGGGACATCGTAGCGTTTACTACCGGGTACAACCCCCGTGTTGCCTGCTGGCGTGGAACGGGCACCTTCGATAACCCGCAGTTTAACCCCAACACCTGGAACCTGAATGCGGGTCAAACGTATCAACTCATAATCTGCGGGCGTGAGGCGAACGTTGGGCTAGGGCAGATCACGATTAACCCTCCTGCAACTGCCCCCACGATCCCTCCTCCACCCGCAGCTCCTACCACTCCTGTACCAGCCAATAACGCTACCGGGATTGGAGTTAACAGCGCTATTGCCTGGAGCGAGACCGACACGGTGAGTGGGTACAATATTTTCCTGGGAACCGTTAATCCACCGCCCCAGGTGGCAAGTGGAGGACAGAACAAGTTCTATAACCCACCGTCCCAACTCCAGTATAACGCTCAGTACTTTGCCAAGGTTAATGCGTTCCTGAATTGGAGTAGCCAGGGGCAGAGCGGAACCGTTACGAGCCCTGATTTAGCCTGGAGCTTTACCACTGCCCAGTTCATTCCCCCGCCCCCGCCGGCCCTGATAATCGGTTCCCTTACCGCTGTTCCAGATCACGGGAACGCACCTTTAACCACCCAGTTTACGGTTGTCTTTAACGGTGGCACAGCACCTTATACCTACGATTGGGATTTTGGGGATGGGTCAACCCATGGCACCACGATCAATCCTAGCCACGTTTACACTACGGCAGGCACTTTTACTGCCATGGTTACAATAAACGATTCTGGGGGCCAATCTGCTCACGCAACGGTCAGTGTGAGCACAACCGTAACTCCGCCACCCCCGACTCTCACTGTTTCAATTAACGCTAATCCAACCTCTGGGCGGGTGGGTGACACGGTTATATTCACTTCCACGGTCACCGGGGGAGCTGCCGGGACTAAGACTTACGCCTGGGATTTTGGGGATAGCGGTACTTCCACAGCCTCCAACCCGGCACACACTTATAATTCGGTTGGTAACTTCACTGCTAAACTCACTGTCACCGATAGTGGGAGTAACTCTGCTTCTGCTACCCAGATAATCACAATAGCTGTGTTCCCGCCGCAGGTGGCATGGTCAAGTCCAACTGATAACTCAACTTCGACCGCTCCGGCAACGTTCTCGCTAGGGGCAGTAGCTATAGCGAACGGCGGGGCTACTATCACCGGGGTATCGTTTTACCGGGGCGGTTCAACTCTTATCCATGCAGCGACACTGGTGGCAGGAGTGTGGACGTATTCTTGGACTGGGGTAACGGCTGGGGATTACACTTTAACCGCAAAAGCCACCGATAGTTCGGCAGCAACCTCAACCTCGACCCCGATTATGGTCCATGTGCTAACCGCTGGCACCGTGCAGGTTCCACAGCTAATTTACGTTACCCCATGAGTGCTCAATCAGGTAGAGATGGTTTACTAGACGCGGAATTACAGTCGAATCTCGACGGGAAGGGCCACAAGATCCTCAACACCGATCTGAGTGATGCCACCAACACCTTTCCTCCAGCCACTCTTCCACTGATACCGCATACCACTGCGGCACTAGCCGGGGATGGAGCGGGGCAAGTGGTGGACACCAAGGTAACGCTCACCGCTCCGGCCACTGGATCAACCCTGACCGTAGCTGATGGTAAAACCTTCACTGTCTCCAACACCTTAACCCTTGCCGGAACCGATACTTCCACGCTCAACGTTGGCACAGGCGGGACTTTAGGGACTGCTGCCTACACTCCTACCGGGAACTACGCAACCGCAGCGCAGGGGACCAAGGCGGACGCAGCAGGGGCCATTACGGGCCTGGTTAAATCCAATGGAAGCGCCACCTTTGCTGCTGCGGTAGCCAAGACTGACTACTGGGATGGTAGCGTGTTCTTGGCTGGGGGTAGTCATGCCAAGGGACTGGTTCCTGATCCGGGTGCAGGAGGAGGTACGACTAAGTACCTACGTGAAGATGGCATCTTCCAGGTTCCGCCAGCTTCCAGTGGAGTCACGATTGCGGTTACAACCAATGTTATTAAGGGGGATGGTGCCGGGGGTGGAGTTGCTGCTACTCCCGGTACCGATTACTTGGTTCCCAGCACGGCGTTAACCCGGCTCACAGCGGCTACAGTTGTCCTCTCCGGTGCCACCCCGGCAATTAACTGGGCATCTTCCACCGGGTTTAGTTGGACGCTTTCAGCCAATTCTACTCCTACTTTCAGTAATTCAACTGATAACTGGGATATTACGATTGCTGTTACTAACGGTGCTTCGTGGACCCTGACTTGGCCAACCGTACAATGGCAGGGGGCAGCAGGACAACCTACCCAGAGCGTGAGTGGGAAAACAGATTTCTGGGGGTTTAAGAAAGTCGGATCAATCATTTACGGAGCCGTGAAACAGAACATGGGATGAACCTGGCCTTTTTTGATTCTGCTATCTCTGGTGATACTGGCACTAAATGTGCCGATGTTGTGATTTCTCCCACTGATGGGGATATACCGCTGAACGTGTCACTGTCCACACCCCAGACCGGGGGTCACATCTTTTACGTAGTTGGTAACGCCAGTCAGATGCCGCAACACGTTGGCGACAACGCCACTTCACCTACCGTTCGGATCGGGAGTAATAACGGCAGTGTGTTTATCGGGTCTGCCGGACCAGCGGGTAAGTACATCGCCGCAGTCTGTTATCAGTCCGGGTTTCTAGATTCCAATATCACCCACGGAGGACCGTACACACCGCCACCGGGGCCGCTATGATCGCCACCACTCAACAACAGGACGGGTTCGACGGTCAGAGCATCTGGAGCGGCGGTATGGATGGAGGCCGCAGGGGTGATTTACTCAACCAGGATCAGTACCAGGAAGGGGAGAACGTGGTGTGCCGGGGTGGAACAATCGGTACCCGACCCGTATGGCGGGCCCGAACCCTTAACTACCTAAATTCATTGGTCTACAACCAGAACGGCACCCGTAACACCAGTGGAGTAGATTCTGTACCGCCCCAGAGTGAAATAGCATTTGAGAGTGGGTTGTTCCAAGGAGCACTCTACTACGATCCGCCTAATGACGTGGCTTCGATTGTGGCCATGATCGGGGGTAGAATGTTCAGGCTTGTGCCACGCCGGGGCACTATGGATATGACTGAGATACCCATGGATAAACAGAACCGGGCGAACATCCCGATTTCTTATCTGGTCCAGGCGGACAAGTTCCTGTTGGTTCAGGATGGGGAATCTTCCTGCATAATCTATGATGGGGTAAACGCTCGGAGGGCAGGAAAGAACGAAATCCCGGTTGGAACAATAATGGCCTATGGGCAGGGGAGGGTAGTTCTAATCGGTAACAACCGGAAGGATATCCTATTCGGTGACCTATACGGCTCTCATCCCGGTGAACCCGGAGATTCAGTTATCCAATTTACTGAGACTACCTTCCTTTCCGAGGGCGGAGCAGCTTCTATCCCCTTTTCCATGGGTCACATCCGTGGAGCGATATTTTACCCCATCCAGGACACTACCATGGGGCAAGGGGAACTTCTCGTAGCGGCAGAGAAAGGGTGGGCATCGTTCTTTCTTTCACTTCCCCGTGACCAATGGAAAACCAGCGCCTTCCAGAGACAGGCGCTCCTTGAGATTGGCGGGGAAAGTCATCGGGCACTGACCGCAATCAACAATGACGTGTGGTTTAGGAGCAGGGACGGGTGGAGGATTTATCGTCAGGCACGGGCAGAAGCCAAAGGTTGGTTTCAGTTACCCCTGTCCACAGAGGTAGGCAAATTCACCGATAACGACACTCAATCCCTACTCCAGTACGCTTCCTCGATTCGATTCAACAACCGGTTAATCGTAACCAGTACCCCGATTCCCAATCAGGGCAGACCGTATCACAATGGGTTACTCTCCCTAGACTTCGATGTGCTGTCTTCCTTCGGACAAGCTAAGATGCCAAGCTGGGATGGGCACTGGTCGGGTATCAAGGTTACACAGTTGGTGGAAGGGAATTTCGGGGGTATTCACCGGGCGTTTGCTTTCGGGTTGGAAGGTGGGGCTAACGTGGTTTACGAACTGGTGGAGAACCAGGTGGAAGATTCGGTGGGGCCAGTGGCAAGCTATGTCATTCCTCACAGGTTCAACTTCCAGCAACCCTTTAACGAGAGTGAAGCGTGCGATTTGGACCTGTGGATTGAGGGAGCCAAACGCAACAGCGCTATCCACGTGTTTTTTAAGCCGGATGGGTACCCACGGTGGTTACAATGGAATAGTGCGGTCAATATCCATGACGTGAACCCTATCCAGAACGTGGATGCTATTTCGGGGATACCTACGGTGGCAGATGGGTTTAAGCCGAGGTTGGGGATAAGCACCCCGCTTGTGGCTGCGGACACACTGTCTACCAACCGGGACTTAAAACGTAGCTATGAGGTGGACATTAAGGTAATGTGGACCGGCAACATGAAATTACACCAGATGCGGGTTAGGGACCGGACCCAGATTGAAAAGAGCACCAGTAATAGACAATGAGTGCCCCAATAATTGATACTGTCTTAACCAACGTCGATCCTAATCAGGCTAACCCGCAGGATTTACAGGGGCTGGTGGATATTCTTAACCCGCTGTTGGTTAGCACCATTGAAGGGACATTTGTCCCGTACGTCTTAAGTAGTTCAACTCCAGCAGTTTCGGACCAGGACAAAAGTTGGCTTCGGATAGACGGGGCTGGTAGGCCCCTGGGCGTCTATCTGTTCTACAACGGCAACTGGAGACGGTTCTACAACGGTAATCCTACCGAGCTAAGGATGTTCAGCGGTGACCCAGCTCTTTACTTCGATGGTACGGGATTAGGGTTAATCGTCCCCACCAACGGTGATCTCAACACCTGGGACGGTTGGGCAATTTGCAACGGGCAGAACGGCACTTACAACTGGAGCAACCTCTTCCCTGTAGTGGGGCAGGTGGACAACGTAACCGTGACTGGCTACTCCGCTACCGCCAAGGATCATTTGAACTCGGATGCCGTGATTGCGGCTTGGCAAACCAATGTGACCGGTACGGCCTATGCCACCGGTGGTGCCGCTAATTACTCTATCCAGAATACTGACCTCCCTAGTATGAAAGTGTTCCTGCACGGGCTAGCAGATTTTAACACCAACAACACCCCCGCGGGAGAGTTCTTACCTCTTGTAACAAGGAAAGGGGATGGTGGGAATAAAACCACCGACAGCCCCCAGGCTAGTTTTGGTGCTGATCCTACCGGTACACCGGCTATTCCCCAGACTCTTGTTCCTACAGCCCCGAATTTCAAGGCAGTGTGTTTAACCCAGTGGGTAGGTTATGCCTGATACCGATTTAAGCCCTATTTCGTCGCAACTGGCCCGAATAGCTTCAGCTTTAGGTCCAAGTGGGGCAGTAACGATAGCTAATCTCCCAGCCACCCCGACTACCGGACAAAGAGGTACGGTAACGGATGGTGATTCCGGGCTTGCTTGGGGTGCTAATGTGGTAAACAGCGGGTCGGGAGCAACAACTTACGGAGTGTTTTGGAACGGCGCGCAGTGGTCTGTAGAGGCAAAATGAGAAACTCCAACTACGTCTACTGCGAGAACAACAGGTGCATGAAGAAGTTCCTATTAACGTCCCCGGGTGACCTGATGGAGATGCGGGTGATAGACCTGCACGGCAACGAGGTAGCCCCACGCCGGGACGGATTTATCTGCCCCACCTGTCAGAAACTATATGCTGAAGTGTCCCACGAAGAGGAGGAAGGAAGCGAATGGCTGTAGGCGGACTTACATTTTTAGCGGCTAAACCTATCCTCTGCACGGTGGTAGAGAACGGTGTGGACCAGAATGACCCCAGGGTGATGGGTAGAACCAACGAAGCTATCCACGCCATCCTCGACGAAATCCTGACCGTGAATGGGTGCATGACGGTGGACATCCAGGCTGAAGGCCCCAATGGGGATGAACTTTTTCTCCCGAAGGAACTGGAAAACGCCATCGAAGCCGAAGTAATCGGGGCAACTGTGAACGGGAGCAGTGATGTAACGAGGGGGTTCTATGACATCGTGACCCAGTTCAGTTACGCCGATCCCTCAGCCGCAGGTGATAACCCGCTGGTAGACCTATTTCTTCAACCTGACCCCAATGATGCTTCAATCCTGCGGAGGAAGTACAGGTATCCTGGGTTAAGCCCCAATGCCACGGTAAGGGTGACCGGAGCCAAACGCTACGTCCCTATCACCCAGGATGGAGATTATTTGATTGTTCAAAACCTCCTGGCCATAAAAGACATGATTCAGTCTATCTGGCGGAAGGAGAACAACGACCCGCAGGGGAGTGAGATCCTGCACAAAGCCTGCATGGAACGGTTACAGGCTGAGGTGAAGAAACATCAGCTTGATCCTCGAAACGCCATGCGCCGGAAGGCTGAGTACTACAAGGACCTTGAAACCTTCCCCGAGCATACCTTTGGCTGGATGCGAGCTAATCTTGCCCTGGAAGTACCATCCCTGATGAACCGAGGGAAACTGGATATATCCTTTGTCCTTAACATGGCCGAGAAACGGCTGATGCAACGGGGGCTGTGGAAAGATTGTATCCAAGAGTACACCATGCAGGTGGTGGGCGGGGAAGTGGCTTTCCCGAAGGAAGTTCAATCGGTTCTGGCGGTAGACATGAACGGGTGCCCGATACCGATTAGGAGCGTGTTTTTTGAGTACCTGGAGAACGGCCCCGGGATGTCAACTCTTGACCTGACCCAGATCCCTTCCCCGTGGATACGAGGGGCTGGGCACGCGATGTTGGTAGACCAGGGGGACGAAGATTTCCAGGGAGGCAGACGAAGGGTGTACAAGCTAGTTGCACCCACGGCCCAGAATCAGACGATAACTGCGGCATGCAAACTCAGGTGGGTAGAACGTAAACCCACGGACCAACTTGCAATCAAGAACTTCGAAGCCCTCAGAAACATGATTCAATGTATCATGAACGAGGAGAACGAGAAATACCAGGAAGCACAGGCTGCTGAGGCTGCTGCGTTCAGAGTGCTGGAACAAGAACAACAGGAGTACCTGGATGGGATACGCCATGTGGTGCATATCCAGACAGCGGGCTTTGGACTAGGGAACGTGGGTACAATTTGAATGAGGTGATTTGATATGAGTTTCACGCCTTTAACTGATGTTTTTGGAGAAAAACCCACCGTCCCACCGTGGAAGAACATCAGTTTAGCCCAGCAGCAGCTCGCGTCCCTGCAAGGGAATATCGCGGCAATGCCCGATATAACCAAGTTGGGGGATTTGTACCAGAGCTATCTGACCGACCAGATGAACACCCTGCTCCCCGGGTACTCAGACTTGCTAAAGAGTGGAGCTGCAAGCGCACAGCAGGAGTTGGATTTGAGTAAATCGCTTCTGAGCGGACAGATACCACAGGACGTCCAGGACCTAGTGCAGCGTAATTCGGCTTATGGGGCTATGCAGGGTGGGTTTGCTGGGAGCCAGATGAGCGGGAATTTGACCGCTAGGAACTTGGGGTTAACCAGCCTTGACCTGATGGGGCAAGGGGCAAATATGGCAGCCCAGGGTGGCAATGCGGCCCAGCGTTGGGCGGGTCTGGCCAGTAACCAGGTAATGAACCCTGGAGCGTTCTATACTAACCCCCAGCAGATGTTCCAGGACACCATGCAGAACCAGACGATGAAATGGAACAGGGATATGATGGCGGCTAATGTGGCCGCAGCCCCAGACCCGGCAGCCAAGGGGATTAGTGATACCATTATTAACCTGATTGGAGCTTACTTAGGGAAAGGTGGCGGGGGTGGGGGTACTGCTGCCAATAGCTATGCACCTGCTACCGCAAGTGGGAGCATGAACTATAACTTTGGCGGGGACCAGCAAGACCCGTACAACTACGCTAATTACGGTAGCCTCGGGCTAGGAGCAGGAGGTGCATAATGCCTGAGCTAGTTAAACCTGAGTTACCAGAGTTTTATAGCCCTGGGAGAGTGTTCCTGTCAGCCTTTGCTACCTACGCTGCCATCAATGCCAGAAGGACACAATTAGAGAACCAGCTTCAACATCTCCAGTTGCAGAACGAGGCTATGCAGTACCGGCAACAGCAGAACGAAGCTAGCTTTGGGTTGCGGCAACAGGCCATGGAAAATCAGTATAACCTTGGAATACAAAAGATTGGTATTGATAGGGATAGACTAGCAAATCAGACCGAGGCTACGATCCTACAACGTAGACAAGATGCGATAACCGATGGGCGAGTAACCGAGTTCCAGAGCAAGGCTGCCCAAATCTCGGATAAGATTGGTACCCAAGGTTTTGATACTTCATGGAATATTTTGAAAAGCGAGTACTCAGACATCCTGGGTGAACCAGGGGCAGCATCGACCAAAGTATCAATCGACAGTAGGCATTCACGAGCAGTGGGCGAGTCGGTTAAAGCCAAGGTTAACTTACAAAAGGACTACAAAGATTCAGTAGGTGCGTTGGGGGTAAGTGACCCGAATATGAAACCGGGGATGGTGGACTACTTCTTTAACAACCCGAACATCTGGTACACCAGGGGCGGTAAGGCAGCGATTGATTACGATTCCTCAGGGCGACCAGTGCCGGAAGGGGCCAAAACCAAGGCAGGATCATTTACCATTGGGAAGAATGATTATGATACGATGTTGGCCAAGCGCAAAGCAGCTTTCCCTTCAAGTCCATCTGATACCCCTGCAATCCAAGCGTTACCCAACGGCATGAAATCGGGGACTACCGCAACATCGCAATACAAGGTTGGGGGGCAATACGGGAATTTGATTTACAAAGGTGGGGACGTAAACGACCAAAACAGTTGGCAACCGGCTCAATGAAATGGCTGACTTTGTTCCGCCTCCGCCTGAAAGTTATGTGGATACCGGGTTCACCCCGCCACCGTTAGATAGCTTCGTCCCGCCTCATCCCAGCACCTACGTCCCATCTCCTACCCCCGAGACAGACAAAGCGGTAGCGGACACGCTCGCAGTTCCCGAAGGATCACCTGAGTACCAAGCCCGAATGCGGCACGACTTGGGGCAGGATGTTGTGTTGCCACCAGACATTGCTAACCGGCCTGATGTGGTGCCTGCCAGCACCCAGCAAGCGTACAGACAGGGTGGGATTCTAGGAGCAGCGTTTTACCCCCGTAAAGCCACTTCCCTGCTTGAAACAGCCTCGGGGCGGCAACTGCCTGAAGCTAAATCAGCACCGGAACAGATTGCCAAGGGGCTAGCAACGTCCCCCTTAGCACTTGCAGATTTTATGACTACCCCAGAAGGGGTTGGATACATCATGGCCGGGGCAACTGGACCTGCCATCCGTGCAGTCATTGCCGGTAAGTTCGGACTTGAAGGAGCCACTGGTACAATTAAGGCACTTCGGAGCGGGGATTACCACGGAGCAACTCAGTCTGCTTTGGTAACCTTGGGGTCAGCTTTAGGGCTAAAACACGATTTAGCCGCTAAACCCTCTGTAACCGCTCCTGAGGGCGAACCCGCTACCCTGACACCCCCGGAGCAACAAACGCAGCCACAGGCCCCTGTACAGCTCCCCAAGGGTGTTACAATAGGGGAACCTCAACGCCGAGGGCATCAGTTTGGCTTAAGTGCGGTTGATGAATCAGGGGAGATGGTTGGGAGACTTAGCTGGACTGAACAACAGGGGCGTCCCAAGGTAGAAATGGTCGATGTCAAAACTGATATGCAACGGCAGGGAATAGGGTTAGCCCTGCTCAACAAACTTCAGGAACAGTACCCAGGAATAGAAATTATCCATGACCCGGTAACGGCCAAGGGCAAGGGGTTGGTTGAGAAGTTCAAGACACAACAAGCAGGAGGTGATATTAATGCCCAGCAGCCAAGTGATGCACAAGTTCAAGCAGGGACAACTCCACTCGGGGAGCAAGCACGGCCCCAGGGTGAAATCCCGGGCACAGGCAGTAGCGATAATGTTATCGGAGAAGCGGCAGGCACACAGCAAATCGTGGATGAGCCAGCACCGCAAGAGGATGTAGCTACCGAACCTGCCGGAGTAAGTGGTGCAGAGACGCCACCTCCGGCAGAACCCCCTGTCAGTGGCGTATCGGCTGGAGCTTTTGAGCGGACCTACGGAGCGGGTGAGATACCTACTGGGCAGAGCATGTCCCCGGAAGATATATTCGCCCAAGGCAAAGCTGATCTTGCAGCCGGGGTTGACCCCTATTCATTCGCTGTCAGAGCAAGGACCGGGGATGTGTCCCCGCGGGAACTTGGGCAACTAGCCGCAGAGCACGACCGGCTAGTGACTGAAGCCGCAGGACGGGAAGGTACCCCAGGGTACGAAGAAGCCTACCAGCGAGCCAAAGATTTCGCCCAGAACATGCTTAAACCTGCCGGAACCAAATGGCATCAGGTGGGCATGGGGTTACAGATTGAGGCTCCGGTTGATTTCTCTAACCTGACTGGGTTCAGAGCAGCACTAGAAAAACGTATGGGGCGAGACATGACCCCAGAGGAAGCACCAGCATTCCAGAAAGTGGCTAATGATGTGGCTAAGGCTAAAGGTGAAGCTCAGGCTGCTGGTCGAGAAGCAGCTAATGGAGTTCAGAAACGCTTTGCCAGGGTGAAGGATATAACTTTTGAGGATGCAGCAAAACAAATCCACGATGCAATCACGGAGGCAGCTAAACCCTGTAACCTATAATGGCAGCACCCTGCGGACACGAATACGAATCGGAAGCTCGTGATAAGATTGAGATTAACCCGATGGTAGCTAAAGCCTTCTGGAACGAAGCCAAGGCTCACTTTGATACCGGGAAGGATTTCCAGGAGACAGTAAAAACCATGGCTGAGAAGAGCGGGCTACAGGAAGCTACCGTAGCCCGAGTACTCACCGCCGATAAACGACTCAAAGCTCTCACCAACGACATGTGGCTAAAGCGGGCAAAGTACGGTGATATCACCCGTGCAGCGCATCAGTTGGTAGATCAGGCTGATACCCCTAAATGGGCACAGAACGCCCGGGGGCTATGGGATGCCAGCCGAAGAATTGCCACCCTTGGGCATGGTGGGGTGTTCCCGTTTACCCACATGCGTAACTTGCCCCTACGAGGGGTTGAGGAAGCTAAGATATTCGCGGAGACAGTTAAACGTGCCTATAGCTATGCTACACCTAAGGCAGGGAGAGCACGCTGGGCCGAAGACATGGCAACGATGCAGTTGGACCCTGAGTACGCCAATGCTCGTAGATTGGGGTTGGACATTGAACCTGGGTCTGAACCTGTAGGGATACTTTCAAGTGGAGCCAGGGGATGGGGGCGTAGGGGGTTTGATGCTCTTAAACCCTCCCGACTAGAACTATTCAAGCAGTGGTCCAAGGAGTTGCCTCAGGACATGCGGGACGAACAGAGCGGAAGGATGCTAGCACGGGAGATAAATTACGCTACCGGGTCAATCGGTAAAACCGGGGCAGGGTTTGCCCGGGTGACTAGCCCAGTGATGTTTGCGCCCAAACTATGGTTTGCTAAACGAATGGAGGCTTTCCAACCTCTGCGTTATCTGGCTAACGCTGGGAGACTGACAGCCGGGGAACGGATGGTAGCCAATAAAGCACTCAAAAGCTGGGCTAAGATTGCGGTAGCTACAGGTGGGGTGCTGGCTGCCAATGATGCTTTTAACAAGTACGTGTTGAAGAACGATAAACGAGTCAACTTCACGGATTTCACTAAGCCTGGTACCCTGTGGAGGATGAACCTTGGGGGCATGATCGTTCCACTATCTCCCATGGCAGAAGTGATCCGCACCCCAGTAGCCTTCGTTGGAGCACTGATGGCCACAAAACGTGATCTGCGGGGTGAGGCACCGCTTACCAGTGCCGGGAGATTAGTACTGAAGGATTTCTTGAACGCTCTCCACCCGTCCATAACCGCTGGGGTAGAACTTATCTCGGGGCGTGAAGCATACGGTACCCCGGGGCATCTGCGGAGGCTGCCGTTCCCAGGGGTAGCACAGATGGTACGGGGAGAGGAACCCGAGAAAGAGCCACCTTTAACACTTGGGGAATACGCAGCGGAGAAGGGACCAATCCCGCTGGCTGCTGGTACCCGGGAGTTCGTTCAGGCATTGCAGGATGAGGGGTTAAGTGCCACCGATGCCGATACGTGGGTAAAATCTCTACTCCATAGTGCTCTATCGGGCGGGGCTGGAATCCACACCTTTCAAGATTCATCTAAACCCAGCGGTATAAAACGTGTCCGACCTATCCACTAAAACGTGCCTGTGCTACGACCACGGCCTGTTCACATCCTGGGCCCAGGTGTTAGCCAAAGGGTTTGGGAGGGTGCTCCTGTACGTGCCTTGGAAGAACGCTTTTCCTAAGTCCAATCTATTCTCGGTGGGGGAAGGGTTACCCAATGTGGAGAAGGTTACCGATTGGGAGGATTATTTTGACGAGACAGACTGCTACTTCTTCCCCGATGTTTACGATGGGGGGTTACAGCTTTTATTACGGTCCTTAGGTAAACCAGTATGGGGAAGTGCCAAGGGAGAGGAACTGGAGTTGTTCAGATGGGAAACTAAGCACCTACTCAAGGAGCTTGGGCTTCCCGTGCAACCAGTTGAGAGGATTATCGGGTTGGATGCGTTGCGGGAACATCTGATGGAGGTGGATGACAAATTTGTCAAGATAAGTCGCTTGAGGGGGGATTGCGAGACCTTCCACCACTCTACCTACAAACTCACTGAACCACGCTTGGACGAGATGGAACATCGTTTGGGTGCACGTAAGCACACGAAGGAGTTTATTGTGGAGGACTCAATAGACGGGAGTGTTAAAGACATCGCTTACGATGGGTTTACGATTGATGGTGAGTATCCCAAACGGTGCCTGATGGGGATTGAACAAAAAGACTTGGGATACGTCGGAATCGTCAAGCTGTACTCTGAGTTTCCCGCTCCGATCAGAGAAGTTAACACCAAGCTCGCTCCGATCCTAGCTCAGTACCAGTACCGCAACTTCATTTCCCCGGAGTTAATCATCGGAAAGAAAGGTGAACCCTACGTTATAGACCCCTGCGCACGCTGTGGGAGCCCGCCCAGCGAGTTGTACCAGCAAATGGCGGATAACTGGGCGGAAGTAATCTGGGCAGGGGCTCACGGGGAGTTAATTGAGCCAAAGTGGAATGCTAAATGGGGGGTACAAGCCATGATTCATTCACCTTGGGCTGACCAGAATGACCTTTCCCTCTATTTCCCCGATAAGATTGCTGAGTGGGTGAAACTACGGAACGTAGCCAAGGTTGAGGATCACTGGATGGTGATGCCCCAGAATGTGGGGTTACCCGAGGTTGGCGCAGTGGTGGCCACCGGCAACACCCTCATGGAAGCCATGAAGAAACTGGTGGAGTACTCCCGCCAAGTGGAGGGGTACCAAACCGAGGTGCAGTTAAAGGCCCTCCCTGATGTGATTGAGTCAATCGACCAAGCCCAACGCCATGGTATCAAATTTGATACAGCTCCGCTACCCACCGTCAGTCAGGTGGCTAACCTGATAGGGTGAGGGGCAACTGTAGTTGCAGCTTGGCGACGGGTCTAACATGCCATCGGTTCAACCGAAGGCTTATTGTAAAACCCAGCACCACACCTCTTACAAGTTAAATTGGGCATACGTATTCGTTGTGCACATCCCAATTTAATCCCAGGGCGTGGCATACTGCCCTTTCGACATGAATTGCTGCGAGATGTTGTTTCCTGTACGGGGACCTCATATCGTCTCCACTCTCTGCTTCCAGCGAGTGTTTTCCATTAGCCCTTTCCTGCTCAAATTGCATGTCGAATCGGGTAACATCATCGTCATTAATGTCCATGTCCCGGCACATGTAGCACTCCACAAGTTCATGGATAGCCACGGCTAATTCTGATTCCCAACTCCCATCCAGATCCGATACCAACACCTCTACTGACCCATTGTTATTGACATGCCAATCTCCCGCGCCTTCCGCTCTAATGTGGGAGTGGGGTACAGTCTTAATATGGATGTCTAAACCCACGGTAAAGTCCTATCAGGTTGCGGCCCATACGGTAAAAGAATCCTACGATTTTCGCCATGCGATGAAAAGCCTGCTGTCCACCAAGCTAGCCCCCTTGGTCATTTCAACTGTGGTAGATTGGAACCCTTGGGGCAACACTCGCTCTAAGGCGGGTACCACATCCCGGGACAGCACATCCTCCACTATCCCTATCCCATCATCACGGAGCATTGGGAGATAGCTTTGGATGAAGTATTGTTGGTCGCTGGGCACGTGAGAGCCGTCATCAATCAGAATATCGTACGGTGGGTTGAACCTACTCAGGGTTTCATCCGAGTAAGCGTTCCCGATAATAAACCTGAACCCCTCGGGCTTAACTCCGTTGTCTACCAAGTCCACTGCTATCAGATCACCGTACGGGAAATACTCAGCCCATGTCCGCATGGAATTACCGAATTGTAGCCCCACCTCTAGCAACCGGACCGGCTTGGTGCGCCATTTGTGGAACAGCAGGTCATACAACTCGCAATAGTGGTGGTTGGTAGCCTTATCGGTCTGGCACTTTATACCAATGGCGTGCAAGGTCATAGGGATGCCTTGTAGTGCTCGTACACTGCCCGTATTCCCTCTTCCAGCCCAATCTTGGGCTCCCACCCCAGCCCCCGTATCTTAGACGAATCTAGGAGCTTCCTTGGCGTTCCGTTGGGCTTATCTGTGTCCCATTCAATCACCCCATGGTACCTTGCTGCGGTTGCTATCGCTTCAGACAGAACATGAGTTGTTACTTCGGTACCGCTTCCAATGTTGATTGGTTCAGGGCTGGAGTACTTCTTCAAACACAGGAGGCAGGCTCTAGCCAAATCGTCTACATGGAGCCATTCACGCAGGGCTAAACCGTTACCCCACAGATGCACCTTACCGCCTTCAACCTTTGCCTTATGAAACTTGGCTATCATGGCGGGGAGAGCGTGCCCGGTCTCAGGGTCAAAGTTATCGTTTGGGCCGTACAGGTTACATGGCATGACCGAGATAAAATCACACCCGTACTGTTGCCGGTAGGCTTGGCAGAGCTTTATCCCGGCAATCTTGGCTACCGCATACCACTGGTTGGTGGGTTCCAGGGGGCCAGTAAGTAGATATTCTTCCTTGATTGGTTGTGGACAATCCCGGGGGTAAATACAGGAACTCCCCAGGAATAGGAGCTTTTGGGAGAAATCAGCCGCTGCTGAAATAACGTTGTTCTGGATACGCAGGTTCTCCAGCAGGAAATCTACCGGATATGCGCTGTTCGCCCCGATCCCCCCAACCTTGGCCGCAGCAAGCACTACTTGGTTAGGACGATAATAGTTGAAATAATCCCTAACCCTCAGTTCGTTAGTTAAATCCAGTGCTGCCCGATCAACGGTCAGCACCGTGCAATCTTGCCCTTCTAATGCCCGGCAGATGGCGCTCCCCACCATCCCCTTGTGTCCGGCTACAAAGATTTTCATAGGTCAATTCCGTAGATGCCAGGGGCTAAACGTTCCAAGTCCCAAGGGGCTTTAGGATTAATATAGGTGAGGGCGAGGAGTGCTTCCCAGAACTCTAGTGGTCTATTCCTAATCTGGTCAGAGGTGAGGCGGTACTGCGCTCCTTGGATAAACTCGTAGATAGACCGTTTCTTCAGCCCCAACACATCACACCAGGAGTGGAGATTGGTTTTCCACTGGATGTTCCCATCCCATGAGCATCCCAACTTGGTACCGTACCAGCGTACTTCGGGGTCGGAGAGGTGTTTCAGGAACTCGTAATCATGGTCGAAGGGGTCGCCTTGGCACAGAACAAACTCATCAGGGAGATCGCGGTAATAGCTCACAATCCAATCAAGGTACGCAGCAGCATCGCGCCCGGGGCGGTCTGGGTTACGATCAATGAAGATTGCCCACTCGGGGTGGAGAGGGGCAGTCCAATCAGTGTTTTCGCCACCCCCGGCAGCTACTACCAAAGCCTTCATGGCACAGTGACTTCGTAGAGGGTGTTGGTGATTCTGTCCGGCCCCTGAGGGAACTTAGTATCCAGGATGTCTTTAAGGAAAGGTTGATTAGGGTGGCCGTAATCATGCCGGGCAATTACTCCACCGGGTTCAAGGAGTTGTACCCCAAGGTCTACGTCAGACTGGTTTTCCTCTGGGACCGTGGACCCATCCAGGAAGATAAACTGGAACTTCTGCCCTGCGTTTAGCAACCATCTCATAGCCGCCTTTGAGTAATCAGCCGTAATGGTCACCCTATCATCAACCCCAAACGCTTCTAAGTTAGCCATCATGGTAGAGAAGGTATCCCCCAACCAAGTATCGTTCCTGTGTGAATCAATGGAGGTAACGTGAACAGCTCCAGCCAAAGCCATGACGATTGCTGAATAGCCGTTTGCAGCGCCTACCTCAAGCACGGTACGGTCTTTAGCTAGTTCCCGTAGTCTTTGGGCTTCCACGGGTACAATCGCCGTGGCGAGGTTCAGAGTGCGCCAGGTGGGGACGATCATACTTCCCTACTGATAACGTCTGGTCTTGGGTTTGTAACCTTGGGCATGTAGTCTGGATAAACCGATACTGGTACACCTGCATGTTCGGATAGTAATTGTTTGGCCCTGTTTGTTGCTTCCTCGGGAGTGGCTCCAATTCCCCGTGCCTGAAGTCCGTAATCAGGACTATTCCAAACATGCTCGTTCGGTGGTTCCTCGCTGTGATCCCAGTTTCTTTTCACGACGCGGACTCCGTAATCTTTAATGCTCGATATTTCGTGCTCGAAGTAAGGCTTAAACTTATTATAGAAAACAGGATCAACCTGATATTTTATAATCTGGTAGCTAGATGGATCGTGGTAACCCTTGGCTAGCCCGATCTCTGCCATTTCCCTGCTAGAAAATACCCCTAGTACATTATCTCCTTCGTAGTCTGGCCGAACCAATAAAAACATTTTCATGATAAGATAAACTCCATCTCCGATTTAGATTTGACCCCATGGATCACGTCTATGCCACTGCGGTAGGCTTCCCGGGCTTGCATCAGTGTCCCCGGGATATCAAAGGAGTTTTGGCTGAACTCGCTCCAAAGGTTGTCCTGGACCGTTTGGTTCAAGCGTTCGCACACCAGCCCGAAAAACACATCAGGGGATGATTCAGGCGTGGAAGGTTGTCCGCGTCCCCGGGTGCAGATACCCTCCGAGATTACCTTTCTCCCTTCCTCGATGAACCTCTCGGCAAACTCACGGTGGAACAACCAAGGATTATGATAAAAGGAGTTGGCTTTACTCCCCCAGGTGGAGCTTCCGGCCCGATGAGAGGCTACGGCGTGTTCCATGGCTTGGTATCTGATATGATTAAAAAACAGGCAGTCGTACTCGGCTACCAGCAGGTGTTCATGGTCGCTGGCTAACCCTATCTCCAAAGTGTTCAGTAGCCTCTCGGGCAAATGACTGGCGTCGATATACGAGTCCTTGCCGCAAACAAATGAAACAAAACCTGCCGGTACCCAACAATGCCCACCCTCAGTAGTAATCAGCCATACATCGGTTGTCCCGCTATTAGGAACGTACTTCCAATGGCGTTGCAATGTTTCATTCCCCCCGGGGTACGTTTGTAAGAGCAGGAGCATTATTTGAGGATTGGGGCCGCTTTCAGTTGCCGGATGATCCGTGCTTTCGCCAATGGACTAGTAAACCGTGCCTTAATCTCCTCCATTGGATCAGGGGTGTAATACACAACTTGTCCATTCCCAGTGGAGGTAGTTTGGGTAGGTGCGGGGTCTACGGATGGACGCTGGGCCGCTGATACCGGACCATCCGCACCTCCCAAAGTTTGAGCGGGCGGGACGCTACTCCCGCTCGCCATCCCCGACGAGAGCGCCAATAACTGACGATCATCGGTTCCTGCGTGTCTGCTTTCCACGCCGCCGCTCAAAATCTTCTCCCACTCCTCGATTGGGATAGGGTTATGACTCCACCTCTGGTCCACCGTCAGGGTAGGCCAATCTTTTTCTTCTGTTTCGGTTGTGTTTACCCAAATGAATTTCTCTCGGTGGTACTCGTAGGCGTAAAACCCTATGCAATTAAATTCGCTAAACTCACGGTACGGTTGGCTCATCACGTACTGCTCTATCGGTACCCGGTGCCGGGTAACACAGAATTTCCTGAACTCATCGTACAACCACCGGGGAAAGAGGAACGGGAACCGGCGCATAAACTCAAACTCGGGTGGTTTACCTAGAAACCGTTCCATGACGTGCCGCCAAGCTTGTTCTTCGTTGGGGTGAGCTTGATCTATCGGGGTAATCATCCAAACAAACTTCCCGTCCTTTAAGTAGATACCGGGGGTTACGGGCTTGGTAAAAATAGTGTCTGAATCAATGTGCAGTATCCAATCCGCATCACTGAACGTGTCGGCGTTGAGTTTGAATATCTGCTGGGAAAGGTAGTTATCCTGGTTAGCGGATCCTTCTCCGTACTCAACCCTGGTCTGCCATTCAACTTCAGGGTATGCTTGGGAAGGGCTGGATGATATAACAACCGTGTTGCGGAACCCTTGGGCAAAGGTCTTGATTGATCGGAGGCAGTACTCCAGCCAAGGGTAATCCTTGGGGTAGGTTTTAATAAAGATGTCTGCTACCTCAGGTTTGGGGGGCGCAACCTGCGCCTTGCCTTTCTTGCGTTCCCTTAAGAAATCTATCAGCGTCCCGCTTTTATCGGCATGAAACAGGACACAATCAGTGGGAAGTTGAGCCAGGAGATTGTCTACCTCACCCTGGTTAGCAAACGGAGGATGTTTCCACCTGTGAGCAATTAACCGGGTTTGTTTCATTTTGGGCACAATCTGGTCAGCAGCGAAAACGTCCCAGGCTATGTCAGTAGCCATTACCGCTGCCCCGGCATGATCCACCACCATCCCTGGATAGACCGCTATCCCTGACATGTGGGCTGGAACATCTTTCACGTTTACAAAGTCCCCCAAGAACGGTTTACGGGGTTCAGCGTCGTATTCCTTGGCTAGTGCTGCTACCCACCCTGATTTGAGGGGGACTACATCCGCTTCAAGCCATAACCAGGGCTGAGGATTAGTCATTTGCACTCGTTTAGCTGCTTTAACGAATATCCGGTTGGGAGCCAACGGCCATCCGTCGAAACGTTCAGTCATCATCTCGATTTCCACCGATTCAAATACCATTGAGAGATTATGCTTGATGGCCCGGTTATTGTTCGGATGCACTCTATCATCGGTTATTATCAGAGCGTGATGGCCGGGGTTGCGCCCAAGATCGACTATCCAATAGGACAGTTTGACCGCTAAATCTTGATCTACGGGGCTAACGGGGTAAGCGATTAACATTGGCGTGGTGGAGCAATTACCAGGGATTCATCCCCCGGGGTAGATAAATAATCTTCAAGCAGCACTTTGCGCGAGTATGCATGCCAATCTTTTAGGGCATGGATAACCTTGGCCCTATCAGCCCAGCCCTTGTTTTGGTCTCTCGTTATTGATGATGGGTCAATACGTTGAATGGCAAATAGGGCTGTTTCCATCCTTTGCATGTCCTCGGCCAACTGGAGTGCGTTCAGTGGGGTGGCACACCTATGAGAGTGTCTTTTTTTCCTCACCTCAATACCGTTACCTGTGGGTGATAGGCTTCCGTGGATGCCGGTTGGTGATGAATGTACCGAAGAAGAAGTCTTTTCAGTTTTACTGAGTTCCATCTTTTTATGTCAAGCTTTTTCTGCTAACTTTTTTAACTGACTAAACGCTATGGCCTTGCTCCGGTAGTCTGACCATCCAAAGTCCAGCGCCAAACAGTAAAGCTCCTGCACCCGGTCCAGTTCATCCAAGCATTCGAGGATGTAATCGGCTGACCTGTGTTTCCCTTGGTATTTGAGGGCGATTTGGCGAAGTTCATCAATCCTTTGGAGGGTCATTTACCACGATAAAAACCAGTTACGTGGCAGCAGAGTTTTAGAAGGGCGCAACCTCCACTTGCCGCCGCTGAAATAGAAATCCCCGTCAATATCCCCCGGCTTGGGTTGTTTTTTAGCTAAAGAGTGAGCCATAGGGCTATTGCCAATCATGCCCCCGACATCAAGCACGCCCTTCTTGTAGGCTGCCCATTTATTGGTATCTTTGCCCGACTTGGTGAATTTTTTCATGGGTATATCAATGTAATTTCTGTGCGCTCCTGACTTTTCTTCGCCACCCTGACCTGTTCCGTCTCAAGCCTGATTTGTTCCGGTGTGTCGCCAGGAATGAGCTTAGAATGTCTGAGGCCATCGAGTAAATCTTTGACGCCTCCGGCGAAGTTATCAGGATCGAGGGGTCTACACCTGTAGCCCACAAAGCGTACGATAATGCGTCCCATGCTCTTAGTTTCTCCTGTCTCTGTTTTGTCCAGTGCTGGCGTTTGGTTTTGTTGAGGGACGGTGTCGAGTAAACCACGGTTAGCTTCAAGCAAGTCCCTGGTGGAATTGGGGAAGAGGGTTTTAAAGGTGTTGACATCCAATTTACAATCCTCGCTTCCAGTCATGGTTCGGGCTCATCCTCTGCCTCCCGTAGCAGTCGGTTATGCTGAACCAATGTTTCCATGAAATCGGCCTTAACTGCTTCTAGTGCCCCAACAACCTCAAATGCTGTCAGTTTATCGCTTTCGTCCAGATAACGCCTCACAACGCTATGGAGTTCGTGGTAGATTAAATCAGCTTCGTTAAGGTCCGAGTTCATTCTTTCCCCTGCTCATAAAGAGCGGCACGAACGATGTCCCGGACGTCCCATGACCACAGAGCCTTGCCGGATGTCGGGTCTTTGATGGATTTAGTAGCTAATTCGTCAAGTTTCTCCAACGCCTCTCGCATCTCCTCCAAGTCGGGCTGCTGCTCGGCAACTAGACGTTTCAGTTTTACGTTCTCGATTTTGCACCGATGAGCGTCATCTTTAAGCTCGCGGTAGTAAGATCGGACAGACTCCACAGACATAAACTCTGATCCTCCCGGCGTCATCTCTTGAGCGAGGGAACGCCACTTAATCATTTCCGGTTCGTCCTCCTGCTCGGGGACGCGGCGGTTCCAAAGGTCGTAAATAATGTCTGCAATCGAACCCCATGGCGTAAAATGTCCATTCTCTACAGCCTTAAGATGGGATTGGATTGTTTTCTCACAATCTTTAGCTACGCGATGGGTGAGCCTATCACCATCACCCGCACAGGAATCGTTAGGGTTACTCATAGCCATGATATCCGATAACGCCCGAGTTCTCCGTGATACTTGGCGTGTTGCGTGCGCTGCGGCGCGTTAATTTCTACACGTATTCCCTGCCATCGCTTCCACCAGCCCCTGAAGTAGATCATTGTGTAACGGACATGAACGGTTAGCCAACAACCCTTGCTCTGGCTGTGAAGAATATTGTGTTCGATTTTGATTAGTTCTCTCATGGCGTGTTGCCTTTAGGCACAAACTTCTCCTGCACACGGACTTGTTTTTGGGTCGTGGAAGCAACCGCATTCATCGCAAACTTTCGGCTTTAGTTCGTTTATTCCTGTTGGCAAAAATCATTCACTGCATTCATTGCCTTGTCGATTGCTTCACGGAGAGAGTCGCCCCTTGCTTCTACTTCATTCTCGATTGAGAAAGTAATCGCGTCTTTAGTGTAACCCATGTCCTCCGCATTACTGATGAATAATCGCGTGAAACGTCTAGGCTGCTTCGCGTATCCTTCCAGCCAATCTAGACGCTGCGTGTCCCTATCACCGAAGCCAGCGGGGCGAGCGGGCAAGGATTCAACCTCGCTGGGTGGCGTTTCGACTAGGCTTAATTGGGCTTCCGGATCGCCCGTTGACGTAGTATCCACCGCTCCGCTCAAATTTGCGGGCTGCTGCTCGGCAAGTTTCCGGTGTAGTCTAGCGATAATTTCAGACTGTTCTTGAAGTGCTCGTTGCTGACGATCCTCCCTTGTGGTGGAATCTGACTCAACTTCATTGGGTTGCTGTAATAGCCGGCTGTAACCTTTCGCCCATCCTGAGACTGGGCTGACAATTTGGCATATCGGACACTTTATGGGAACCTCCTGAGATTGCTCGCTGGGCTGGTGCTCGAGGACGCGGCGGTTATGAATCCATTCAACTCCAGCCCAAAATCCAATCCATCTTTGGTGATGACGGGTTCCGTGAGTGCTTGAGGGACATTGGCCCATTGCCCATTTAGCAAAGTATTCTTTGGCTTCGGCTTTGAGCCTATCACCCGCACACAACTCTGGTTCACACTTCTCGTTAGGTTTTTGGTTAGTTGTCACGGCGCTAGTTGCCTCCATTTGCTTAGTTACCAACGTTTACGTCTTTACCCTTCGTGCTGCGAATAGTGGATGCCCCACGCTTTGGCTGATCTACTTACCGCTTCAAGACTGGCTTTACCCTTGACCCGCATACTGTCATCATTGCCGTCGTCACAATCCGAACAGACAAAAAAGTTTCCAGTGCATTGACCTGGAGTGCTGTTGCAATAAATCCAACGGGCAGCGTCACCGGCCTTGAACCGCTTAGTGCAGAGAACGCAATGACAGCCTCCACGCCGATCTAACAAGGGAAGGTTCTTATCCGTGAACGTGAATGGCTTGCGCTGAATCCATCGTCCTTCATCATTGCGCGTTGCCTGTCTGCTCGCTGACAATTCAGTCTGCGGGGTCAGTGTTTCATTCATAAAATCTTAATCTTGATGTGTTAGCGTGTTGCCTTTAGGCACAGACTTGTTAGGGCTTTCCGAACGGCGGAAATTGAAGAGCGAATCCACACTGATTCTGTGGCGCCTAGCCACCGATGCCAACGTAACGCGGTGGCCGCTGCCGGGCTTTAGGTCTTGATATTCAACGGCTGCGGTTGCCACGGTGACCGGATCGTAGATTTGTCGGCCCATATTTTTATTTAGGTAAGGCGTCGCCTTTGGCTTCAGTCATTGCTCGCAATACTTCCACACGGCCCTTGAGATTATGTTCGTTCAAAGGCATAAGCATTTAGGTCCGAGACAAAGGTTATCCAGCACAGCGGGAGCGTAATTAGAAACACCGAAAACCAGAACAGCCAAATTAGCCTCGATTTCATTCCGATTGTTGTTTAGGTTTACTCCCATCCTTGGGTGGGTTCTGTGCAACACACCAACAAAACCCGAGGAAGGTTGCCCATTCAAGCAGTGCCTCACCGAAAGTTGTCGAAGGGACCAGCGTAAAGGCCAATAAAAGGATCAACAGTAACATTTTGGGGTTCAAAATCCCTTTCTCATCGAAACGACAAATAGAATGCTGTAAGCGAGGTAGAGTGATAGCCAAATTTCCCAGTTCATTATTTCTTTTTCCACCTTGGAACTCTGTCTGGTCCTCTGGTTATCACTTCTACTCGCTCGTCGGCTTGGAGTTCAGCTGAGAGAATTGGACTGCAAGGGCCGCAATGCGCAGGTTCAGCTTCACCTTGAGCGTTACAGACTGCACGACAATGACCACGAACGCCGTCAACCTCGCTCTCCTCTAGCGTTTCACCACACGACTCACAACGCCATTGTCTGTTTGGCTGTACCTGCTCAGCACGTTTAGCTCGCCGAACTTGTTCGCTGAACTCTATGCGAAGAGCTTCCTCCTCCGGCGAGCGTTCGTCCTCAACCTTTTTTGGTGGCTGTGCCTGCTCAGAATCAGATTTTTTCATCGTCGCTTACGGTTGCAGACAGGCATAACTATCGGCTTAAGTTCTACCTCGGCTTGTTCCACCAGTTCGTATTTACCGACCCGCCTTGTCTCGCCTTGTTCGGCGGCGTCCTCGGCGGTCTTACATGCGTTAATCCATTCCTCGTTCCCATCCTTGTGGATGTATGCGTATATTGTTTTTGGTAGTTTCACTTCACTCCTTTGGCTTTGTGGTTGCCACTGCTTGGTCGGTCATTTGTATAGGATTAGGCCCATGGAACGCGCTTTGTTTTTGTGGGTTTCAACCCAGTCATGGCAAGGACGGCACGAAGCTTTGAACCATTCTTCGTCGCACATTAATTCTCCGGCTTGGCCTTTCATGTGGTGAATGTCAACAGTTTCATTAAAGCAGTCATCGAACATTTCACAGTAGGGGTGGGATCGAATGTAGATGGGTTTGAGTATCCTGAAGGCGCGATCCTGTTGAGCCTTCTTTTTGCTCATCTTTTTGAGTGGTGAACGCTTCATGGGGTATAGGTTTCGCTCAGGATGCAGGTTGATACTTTAACTATTCGGTGGGACCAGTCCTGTTTACCCTTGATTGACTTTTTGAATACCGTCTTGGCTGCTTCATGACTTGGGTATTTAGGTGTGTAGGCATCCCAGTACGGTAGTCCGGTAATAGAGTTCTCAGCCGGAATCTCGAACTGAATTTGCCAGTAGGTTTCAGTTGTTCGGGACATAGGAGTTTTTGAGTTGCCAGAATGTGAGCAATGCCTGGAACATCGCCCATGCCTTCTGCAAATCTTCTGGGGTGTATTCCAGTATCAGGCATTTGCGGTCATCGGTCCCGATAAAGACATTCAAGCACCTTGCGTCGGGCATGCTGAGCCCCCGGGAGTACGCCGCTAGCTGCATTAAATTCTCATCGTACGCCTTTACCTTGGGGTCTATCACTTTCTTGCTCTTAAAGTCCAGAATTACCTCGGGATCTTTGCATACGTAGTCAGTCTTCCCCCCGTACCCAAGCGGGGAAGCGAAGGAGTGTTCGGCCACCCCTTGGGTTAGGTCGATGCCGAGGGCGTTCAGTTGCGCTTCAATCTCCATGATGTGGGGCGCCCATAGCAGGTTGGGTTGACCTTGGGTGTATTGTTCGATTGCCCCGTGCAGTTCGGTTCCTGATGTCCGGGCAAGTTCAGCGTGTTCCTTGGCCCATTTCTGGCACTCAATGAAATGTTCCTCGTCCGTCATCCCTTTGGGCCTGGGGGTGGTGAAAGTAGCATCGTACATCTGCCGGTCGAAGTACTGTCTTAAACCCGGTTTATCGGCTACGGAGGTAATGAGGGTAACAGATGGAACGGCTTTGACTACCCGGGCATCCCTGATTGTTACATTACGCTCGTTGCCATTTTTCCCGATTAAAGTGTAGAACGGAGAACCATCCTGTAGATACCAGTGGCCGCTTTGGGCGGAGAGTGTTGCTGTGCTCAAAAGGGAACCTCTTTCTCCTCGGTTGGCGCGGAGGGCAAGGATTGGATCAGTCCCGTGCGGCCCAAGTCTATGAAAAATGAGGACGTGATGGCTTGGAATTGCTCACGGGTTAACGGGGTTTTACTGACAGCCTCCCACATTGTTGCCACTTCCAATGCGGTCTTAAGGCACATTACCATCGCCACGCCAGCCCTCCCCAGATGCCCTTTGCAGGCCTCTACGGGGTCTTGTACGGGGTTTTGATGGCCAGAGGGTGTTGGGGTGGCGGGTTGAGGTTGCTGGCCGTTCACGGGCAGGATTAACCCCGTGGCGGTGATTTTGAGTTCGCGGGTTACGATGTCTTGGTAAGTGTCATCTGCGGCTATTGCTCCGCTCCATCCGTGCTTATCGTTGTGGTGAGCCTTGATCGTGACTTCCCGCCCGTTCATTGGGGCAATATCAGGGTGGTTCCACACCTTCAGCTTTACCTTGCCTGTGGCGTCCATTAGTTCCCCTTGCTGGACGCTCCACGCTCCTTTGGCGTTGGTGCCGCTCTTGCGGTCTTTGATGTTGAGGAGTTTGCCTTGGACTTCGGTAACTATTTCACCGGGTTCAAGGTTTAGTATGTCGTCAACGGTTTTCATTTCGGTGAGTGGGGTTAAGGGTTTGCTGGTAGGACCATTCGATTAGCTCCATTATGGGGCTACGGATTGAATGGCCAGTGTCGTGGTCAATCCAGTCCGCTAACAGTTCATCAAGGTGATGATGGAGGACTTTGTGTCGTGCCTTGTGCTGTGCAGGGTCATCTTCAATTTGGGCGGTGTTCATTCTTTTTGATCCTTACTGGTTGCTGATTGAGGAGAAGGTTGCCGAATCTAATTAGGGTTTGGTTATTGCCATGATGAATTGGTCGATCTTGGTTTGGTTCCATGATCTGTGGCCTAGTTCTAGGTCGGACAGATATGCAGCGGAGACTTTCAAACGGCGAGCCACTTCCCGCAGGCTTAAGTGTTTCTGTTGGCGTTTGTGCCGCATGTAGGCCCCGGTAGCTTCTTGATCCACAACTGTAATGTCCTTGGTAATTAGCATCTGTCATACGACATTGGCATACGTCCGCTTACTGTCAACACAAATAAAAAGATCATATTGAAAACTTTGGGTGTCGGTGTTGGAGTTGGGCGCGGAGGTGGTTCGATAATCACGGTCTGGCTGAGGGCGATACAGGCCGCTACGGTCAGGAGAGCGGCGATTAGGATTAGTTTGGTTAAGCAGGCGTCGCGGTAGGCGATATTCATTTCGGGATTCTCCGATACTTGATTCCAAGTATTAACCGCTGCATGGTTGTTCCTTGGTCCACCCCGTTGTGCCGGTAGTGGAGCCTGCCATGACGTGTTGACGGGTGAGGATCATTCTTTTTCCTCCGAACCGTTAGCATACCGATACATGCTTGAAGCATCATTTAGATGCTTGTCCTCTCCTGTACTCTTATCTCCTCTTTCTCCTGTCTTGATGGGTGATGATTTATTCCAACGAGATTTGGCTGCTTTCTCGGCCCTAGCTTTGTAGACGGCGTGAAACCCGTTGTAGTAATCCCAGTTGTGAATCTTGGGGCCTTTGTCCATGAAACCAGCAGCCAAAAGGCATTTAACTAACTCCTCAGCGTTGGCCTCTGGATAGTTAATGGCTCGGGCAATCTCGACTGCGGTGTATTTACTGAAATCTCCGTTTGGCTGGTTCGTAGCGGCATAGCACCACAACCGCTGCGGCACCCATAGGGCGTCCACTCCGATGGCGGCATGGAGACGGAGAGTTTTGCGATGGTTCCAAAACGAGGAGTCGAGTCTGACGTAGGGACTCATGCCACTAAAACTCCGAAGGGACGTTGTGCGAGGTTTGCGCGACCGAATCGGTAAAGACTGGTCCCACACACAGCGCCCTTTCGGAGCTTTAGTGCTGAACAACCGATTCGTGGACAGTCGCGCATTAGTTCTCATTCTCTCAAAACCATTTTAGGTGTCAAGGGGAAAAAGATCGGGTGTTGTTTCGATTCGTCTTTCGGCTATGCAAATCGTGTCGTTGTGTGCTCCTCCGTGGCACACAATCAGCACCTCCGTTATCTCGAATCCGTTTTGTTTGCCTAATCCCTGGCTATTCCAGCCGAACGATAAACAAACCCCACTGGGTTTCATCAATCTAGCGCAGAATTCTCGTTCCTTGGTCCATCGGCCAACATTCTGTTGATCTGAAATGCCAAAGTGTTTGCCAATAGACTGGTAAACTTCCTTGGTTTGTCGTGGGGAATAAGGAGGATCAAAAAGGATAACATCGGCTTGCACGCCTTTGGACAATAGGAGTTCCAAAAAGGTGGCTGCCTCCATGTGGTAATCAGCACTTGTCCCCGGGTTCAGGTCGTTTGTGTGAGTGGCCAGGCGGCTGTTTCGGGCGAAAGGATCAACGCTAACCATGGACAAACCAAGATAGCGTCCGACAAATAACCGGATTGGTAAAATATCGAACGTTTCCGAATTAGGCATGGCCCATTCACGCCTGAACGTGGCCTGTCTCATCTCTTGGGGTTCGGTGGTCATTGCTTGCCCTCAGCCTTGGAGGTTGCTGATTCGAGCTTCCTGATGGGGTCTTGAAGTTCGGTGGCGCAAGTTTTCTGATAATAAAATACCCCCTCATCCCATTCGCCATGCTCGTTCAATCGACTAAGTATGGCCTTACACGCTTCCAGCAGGTCCGGTGCTGCGGCTATGAGGCGGGCGTCCGGTTCTAGGAACATTCCCTCGGCCGATGCCGAGCTGATTCTGAATTTGTCGCATGCTGGATGTCCGCAGTTGCACTTGATGTAATGCCACGGTCCCGGCGTGTGGCCGATGTAATCCTGATTTGGTTTGGAATCTGTGGTTTGGTGTTCAACTAATTGATTCTGTTTCATTCAATACCGTTTCCTTTCGGGTTGTCTGTGGTATTGGTTGGGTTGAAAGGAGCTGTGGTTGAGGGGTTTCTAGTCAAAATGTATCCTGGGGAAAGTACGTTAAGTAGGTGTTTATCAAGCCACAGGGTATGCAGGTCTGCTTCCGTGATGGGGAGAGTGAGAGAGTGGCGGACGCTGTGTTTGCGGCGGTCTAGGAAGGTTATACGGAGAGAGGGGTCTGCGGCATTCATACGGTTCATGAGAGTGTTTGGCAGACCAGGCAACGTTTGCCGAATCCGTGATAAGCAACCAAGGTGGTGTTTCCGCACTTAGGGCACTTGTCGGCTGATCTACTGCGTTGCGACTGAGTTTCGTCCGGCAATTCATCATACGCTTCTTTCCATCCGATACCCCATGCGCGCCCTTGCTCGGAATCGGTTTTATATGGGTTTGCTTCTAGCGCCAGACCGCCAAGGCAAGCGTGTAAGCCTTGTTCCCATTCCGGCATGTTCGAGAGACGCTCGTAATCTTTCGAGGCGTCATAAACGCCAGTCTTGCTTTGCTCGGCTTTCCGGCGACCCTCGTTCATTAAGGCGCGTATTTCGGGAGTGATTTCGCTCTGATCGAAGGTGGCGCACTTGAAGGTTCTAGCGATGCGCTCAAACTCTGCGATTGCGGCAATGGATTCGGCAGCCTCGGCAAGTTGAATGTCGCTTCTAATCGCCTTGTGGATCGTGGGCCAGTGCTCCAGCAGGGCTTGTAAAGCCTGTTTTTCGAGACGCATCATTTCCCGGTCTTTGATGCCGTATTCGTCTGACATATCTTCACTGTGAAAGCTCATCGCAACTTCTCCATTTTAGCTGCGACCTGATCCGCGTTCATGCAGTCCACACTATGTTCGCTGAATTTCCTGAAAGATTCGGGGTCGAGTTGTTTGGCCGCGAGAGCGCACACCATTAGTAGTAATTGGATTTGTCCAGTGTGCTTGCCCTCGAAAAGCTCCAAAATGATTTGATGGGCGATACATCGCTTTTCGTTCATCTCGCGATGCCATTCCATGTGGCCTTGGTACCAGTCCGGGCTAACTTCGGATTTGCATAACTCACATGTCATAATTGGCGCTGTGGGGGCGTAGCAAAGCCTTTCGCCGCAATGGTAGCAATGCGTATTGTCATCCCGATTATCCGTCCCGCATTTACACTTCATGATGAGACTCCATGTGTCATTATACTTCGTATCGCAAAGCCAGCAAAGACCATCCCGGGTTATCGCCTTTTCTTTACGAAAGCAGTTTTTACATTGGCCAACCTTTACGCCTTGCCAATATGTCGGGTCATCCCATTGCGTCCGCTCGCCAGCTACTTCCTTGCTGTTAGTTTCGTTCATGCCAACACAATAAGCGCCAATCGTGCCACAATCGCCAATCAATCAATATATCTAGAGCCTACCTATGAAACTATTTTTTAGAGAGGGTTCTACTATTTACGCGTTTGTCAATAAACCTCAGATTTGACTCTCATATTCTCATTCATGCAGGATGCCAAGTATTGAATAATCTCACCAGAATTCTCCTACTATTGGCCTATTCACTTGTGGTACGTTCCTAGATTGCAATCCTCGCGTAAATTGCCTTGCGCGGCTCTGTGTTACCCTGTTGACGAGAGCTGCAATCCACGCTAACCATCACCATGTTAGAACCTCAAGAGCTGACCGAAGAACAAGTAGAAGCATTAATGACCATTCCGGTCTTACCAAACCCGTTCTATAATTGGCTGAAACTGGCCACCAAGCATGCAACTAATGACAGCCAGACAGCAGCTGTGACCAAAGCAGCACTTAGCATGGTTGGGCAATCCAATACTGGAACCAGTGAGAAACAATTCACTCGTCGGCAAGGCTTATCCAAATGAAGCAAGTAGACCGTGAAGCAGTAAAGACATTGGCTATAGCGGTCGGAGTCAGGGAAGCAGCAAGACGCTTAGGGCTCAACGAAGACAGAGTCTGCCAATGGTCCAAACGCGGCCAGTGGTTTAAGAACCCACCTAAACCCAAAACCATAGCAGTACAGCAGGGTATTGTTAGCACTGTCAGCACTGCCTCGGACGCCCTGCGTTCTACTCTCACCGAACGCAGCAACGCCACGAAGCTGGGGCTGAGCAAAGCAGCAGCCAAAGCCGCAGAACATCTAGCTGAGAGTGAGCCAGTTACTATTCTAAAACATTCCCGAGCGATGAAGGACGTGGCCAGCACGGCGAGCGTGGTACACGGGTGGGAAGCAGGGAGCAGGGACACCGGGCCGTTCAATCCTGGAGCGATCCAGATCCTCTCCCAGCGCACGTACCTTAACCTGGGCAACGATCAGCCCGAGGCGTAACCACGTCTCCTGACCATCCACCAGAATAGCCCTTGCACGCTCTGTACGCCTCGCTACGCCCTGTCTGACGTGGCACCCTTAGCTTGGGTAGCGGAGAGTAATTCTTTTGCCCTGGGGAGGGTGGCAGTGGTGGGTGGGGTAGGGCCCGCTGGCAATAGGGCGATGACCCGGCGAAGCCCTCTCCGAATTTATTCCCAAAAATTCGAGAGTTAGGCATTAACACTTGACATGTTAGGTCTTAACGATTAGACCTTAACACATGCCATTAGACTTTGAGTCGTTTAAGAGGAACCCGAGGTATTGTAAGCCATGGAACCCACCGGTGGAGGATTTGAGCCAGGACGTGGAGGACAACAAACGTATGGCTTTAGCGGACGCTATGGAGCAATATCGGAAGTATTGTGCTCAGTGGGATGAAGAGCCGGTGGGGTTACCCGAGCCCGAGAAGCCGATCATGCGTGGGAACGAAGTGAAGTTTGATCGGAACGAATATTACCGCAATTACATGCGGGAGTTTATGAGGAAACGCAGAGCAAAACAGAAACTAGCAAAGCAAAATGAAATTGAACAAAACAGACCAGACGTTTAAGGATCACTTACCGGAGTATTACCACTTTGACGAGCATGAGTGGGACGAGAAGATTTGTGTGCGGGAAGGGTGCTACAAGAAGTTCCGGGGTCGGTTGGAGCTTTTGCGGTTTTGTAGTCGAGGCTGTATGGAACTGTTCTTGAGTTCGTTTAAGTTAGGTGTGATAAAGGGAACGAAGCTTTGATCGAACGCCACGGACTACGATTCCCTAAAGACACCGACGACTCGGTAATCGAGTTAGCGGCGTTCTCGGCGTCGCCATTCGGGGAAAAGAGGTTTGAGCATTTCAGGAGGGCGAGTGAACTATGGGAGAACCGGTACCGGCCCAATACGTTGATGTGGAATGATTACACGGAACGTATGCACCGGGCGTTCTGTTCTTCTAGGGAGGTCCCGGTATCAGGAAGCGCGGCTTCATGGAAAACATCGTCAGCGGCCTTCTATGCGCTCAAGGTCTGGCAGAGCGCCCCAGCCCACACGAAGGTCCTGATGAGTGCTACAACGCTGGACGCCCTTAAAGCCAAGCTCTGGAAGGAAACAGTCTCCTACTACCGTATCTGTACCAACTTCGGGAACCTCGTCCAATCCCGAATCTGCATCCAGTGGGAGAAGGGTAGCGATGACGCGGGGATATACGGGGTTGCGTTGGATAGTGGGGGCGACATTGAGAAAGTGGTGAATAAGATAAAAGGTCGCCATGCTCCCATCGTACTGGTGGTGGTGGATGAGTTGCCCACGGTCAACGAGGCGATAGTTGAAGCCTGCGTGAACCTAGAGACCGGGTGCGAGTGGTTCCAATTTATTGGCCTTGGCAACCCTGATAGCGAGTTGGACCCGCACGGAAGGATGAGTGAACCCAAGGCGGGTTGGGACTCGGTGAGTGTCGATACCGAAACTTGGGAAACGAAGCGGGGCGGGTTAGCAGTCCACCTGGATGGGTTACGCAGCCCGAACTTGTACAAGGACATGTACCCCGGGATGATCCGGCAACGAGACATAGATAGGACGATTGAACTCTACGGGGAGGATAGCCCCCAGTTCTGGAGGGAACGGAGGGGGTTCTGGGCACCGCAAGGGGTAACGAAAACTGTGTTAAACCCGGCTACGATAAACAAGTTTCATGCTCGGGACAAACCGATCTGGGTTGGGGGGTACACCATGGGGGCGGGGCTTGACCCAGCTTTCGGGGGTGGTGACCGGTGTATGCTCCGGATTGCCAAGTGCGGGTTAATCGAGGATGAACGAAGCAAGGAACCGAACATTTTCCAAAACAAACCGGAAGGAAAATGGGCAATCGGACTCTCCGAGCTCATCACCATCAAAACATCAGCATCATCAGATGAACCTATTCACTACCAAATCGTCAGACAGGTCAAAGATATATGTACAGACCGAGGGATATCCCCTCGAATGTTCGCTCTCGATTCCACTGGGGAAGGAGGCGGTCTTGCTTCAATCTTCCAGAGGGAATGGAGTACCGAGATACTATGTGTTGAGTTTGGAGGGAGGGCGTCCAACCGTCCAGTTAGTTCCACTAATCTCAAACCGTCCGATCAGGAATATGTTAATAAAGTTACTGACCTATGGTTTTCGTTTCGCAACCTAGTGATGAGCAATCAGATACGTGGTCTTGACGATGAGACGGCCACAGGATTTTGTCGGAGATGGTGGGAGATGAGGGGGAACCTTATCATGGTGGAGAGTAAAACAACGATGAAGGAAAGGACACGCAAATCCCCTGACCCGGAGGATGCAACTGTGGTAGCGGTAGAACTATTCCGCCAACGCATGCCCGAGCTAAAAGGCGGCACCGAACCTTACTTACCTCAAAACCGCTGGCGTGAATTTCAGAAGAAACGCAGTTTAACCCCGGAGTACGTAGCAGCATGAACTCATTTAGTTTAAAATCTAAGCAACCCTGGAACGGAGTGGCTACTCCATCTGAAATTGTAATGATGGAGCATTTGGCTGATTTATGGCCGTATTTAAAAGACGGAACTAAGTCTGACATTCGGGAACAGTTGGAGTCTAAACACCCTAAAGCGATTTGGCACTTGGATTATTGGCTGGCTAACAAATGAAGATGAGGTTACTTAACTACCGCGAGGTACCTCCGAACTTTTATCGGTACCGAGATCCCGATACCGGGGTGTGGACGATCAAGTGGGATGTTCAGGATTGGTACGGTGAAGCGAAGAAGCGAAGGATTGATAACGGACTTCCCGTCCCAATCGACATGGAAGCGCAGATGGAAGATCAACTCTGCCAAACTCTGCCACCGGGTTGGTGTGACTGGGACGGTGGTTCGAGACCCAGGGTACCGCTTTACATCAGTTGGGGTGATGTCGAGACAGCTTCAAAAACATTCTTGGATTGGGCAACCCAAGGCAGGCCAACGGTGGATCAGGATGAAGCGGAACGCAGAGCTAAAATCTGCGCCAACTGCTACATGAACAAACGAGCGGACGGCTGTGGACAAAGCTGCCGTGCTCTCATTCGTGCCCTGGCTGGACTCTTCCTAAATCGTAAGACCAGCGTGGACGATCAACTGCAAACGTGTTCGGCGTGCAAATGTTATTTACGGGCCAAGATTTATTTTCCACTTGATATAATCGAAGAACACGAGCAACCTGACATCCAAATGTTGCTACCAGATTTTTGCTGGTTGAAGCAAGGTGGAGACAACTACCATGGCTGAGGTCCCGATACGTTACGCGGTGTCGATTGCGTTCCACAACGACTCCTACCACGCAATCATTTACTCCCCTTCGGATAACTCCTATTCCCAGTCCGGGGCACCGACTCTGCCTAAGCTAATGGCTACCGTTTCAAAACGGCTACGGAAGAAGGAAAAGGAGATACAGCATTTCCCGATCCCCACCGAATCAAGTTTAATAGTTCTCCCGAATGGTTCCAGGTAATACAATTGGATTTGTGGAGAGAACGTTTCGTTTGAAACGTAAGCAAGTTGAGGGAATTACTCGATTTGCATGGATATTTGACGACAACGGTGAGATTTATCACGATAGGTTGTTCATAACCCAAGGACAGGCCCAAGCATGGATGCAGTCTAGGGGCGGCGGCACCGCGCTGGTTGTCCAGAAATTGAAGGATTGAAGCTCTATCGCACCCGATAAGTTAGCCACATTAGACCCCGAAACCCACGAACCTCCCCAGAGCAGGATCGGGAGTGCAGCTAATGCCCGGCGCTTCGTCAACCGGCTAAAGGATGATGACACCATCCGCATCAACCGCAGGACCCGCCAGGAAGGTCTAATTGATGGTAATTCTCCGTGGAGTCCTCAGTTACTCAAAGACTTAGGTCAGGGGCACCGTGCCAACTTTAATCTCAGGACCGGGGAAGGAGCGATGGATGCAGCCAAGACTCCGTACTACGATCTGGTATTTGAGGTCCCGCAGTTTGCTCGTATCCAGTTCAATAACTACCTCGAATATTCCAGTAACCTCGTTTCCCCCGACATCCTGAACCAATGGAACGACATTATCTCGGAGGAGTACCACAACATTCTGGATGACTGGGACGGGTTTGATCAGAATATTCAGATGCACCAGTGGCATACCATTTTCCACGGGGTAGGCCCACTGTTCTGGCCGCATCCACTCGACTGGAGAAGCGAGGCAGTCAAGACCGGGAAAGCACTGGTCCCAGATGAAACCAAGGCCAACGTGGACGATTTGGAGTCCCTGGTCATTCTCCACTCCTACCGGGCAGATCAGTTGCTCCAGTTCCTGGACCACGAGAAGATTGGGAAGAGTGGGAGGTGGAACCGGGAACTGGTCGAGAACGCCATTGTACAGAGCGCCACCAGCGACATCAGGGATGTGATGGGCACCGAGAACTTCGATTTGTACCAGCGGGCGATTCGGAGCGGAGACTACTACTGGGCGATGAATCGGAGCGACCGAATCTACGTTGCTAGCCTATTCATCAAGGAACTGGAAACCCGGAAGGTGTCCCACTACATCTTAACCGATGTTCCGGTGAGCGAGAACGAGGAGGAGGATGCAGAAGACCCAGACAAGGAAGTAGGTTATCTCTTCATTCATAAGAATAAGTACGAGGACTTTAGCCAGGTAATTGTCCCCTTCTTTTTCGATGTGGGCCGGGACGGTACATGGCACAACGTTAAAGGTCTAGGACCAAAGATATACGACTTCTGCGATATCGAAAACCGGATGACCTGCCAGATGATAGACGGAGCAGTGATCGGTAGCGGAGTAACATTGGAGGCACAGGATGCGAACAGTCTCGAGGAAACCCAAATCGTCATGGTCGGAGGTGCAACTGTGGTCCAACCCGGATATAAAGTTGTGCAAACTAGGATCGCGGAATCGCTTAACGGTGCTCTTGCGATTAAACGGGACTTACAGAACACTTTGCAAAGTAACACCGGAAACTACCGTCAGCGGGTTAGCGGAGAAGATCAGGAACCAACTCTTGGTCAAGCACAACTTAACGCTCAACAGCAGGCAATGCTCAGTAAGGGGGCGGTTAACCGGTACTACTACGCATTGGACCGGTGGCACCGAGAAACTCTCCGCAGACTCCTAAACCGTGAACTCCGTGGCAACGTCCCCGGGGCAGAGGAAGCTGAGTACTTCAGGGAATGCTGCACCCAGAAAGGTATCCCGGATGAAATCCTGAAGATTGAAAACATACGGAAAGTGAAAGCTAGTCGGAGCGTTGGGTATGGCAGCCCCAACATGCGGGATATAGCAGCTCAGAAGATGTTGCAGCTACTTCCAATGGCAGGCGAGGAGGGGAAGAACTTTATTCTCAGGTCCAACGTAGCCTCTATCCCGGGAGTGGGACAGGCACAGGTAGATGCTATTTTCCCACCGATTAACAAACAACGTCAACCACCGGACCACGAATGGGAAGCTACGATGGAGAACAACGAACTTCGGAGGTTGGGTGGTCAAACCCGGGTAACCGACAACCAGAACCACGCCACCCATTTTGGTATCCACTTCCAGGACGCGATGCAAGACTTGCAGGGGTTACAGGCCCAGGGGCAGAACGGCAACGCCCAAGGCAACCCGATGCAAACGTTGATACATCTGGAACAGGCGGGGCCACATTTAAAACAGCATCTCGACAAACTTGGCGGTGATCCAACTCGGGAGAAAGATCACAAACAGATGGTAAAAGCGTGGACTACGCTGGGGAAAGCCACTGATAAACTCAAGCAGAACGTGGACGAGATGTTGCAGAGCCAGCAGGCGAACCAACCTCCACCCCAACCTGATCCCGAGCACATGGCACAACTGGCTAAGATTCATGGGGAACTGGGGTTGAAAGCGGAAAAGATGCACGGGGACATGGCGTTGAAAGCCCAGAAGCAGACCCACACCCAATCGTTGATGGACAAAAAGACAGCGTTCGATCTACGGATTAAGGCTGCTCAGTCTCTACCATGAGCATAAATGAGTTCCGGCGAGACAAAGGACTGGTCGATAGTTGGTCCGAAATGTTACGTAGCCATGAACTACTTAGACTGGTACTCGGAGTGCTTGAGGAATCCCACCCAGCAAGACACGCAATCATATCTGACAACAACGGTGATTTATCTCCCACCAGAGCCGCTATCGAGCTTGGTACCACTCGGGGATATTCTCTCTACGCCGACCGATTAAAGATGTTAGCCGTTCAATCCAAGCCTCAACAACCCCTCCTAGAACCGAGCTATGAACCTGCCGAAGCCCAAACAACCTAAAACCATCCGTGAATTTATGCCGATGAACCATTTCAAGGCGATGGGTAACCAGAGCCCACAGATGCCGGGGAGGAAACTCGCTACACGGAAATACAACTCTAGGTTCGATACCATGAACTTCTACTACAAATGAGCACTGAAAATAAAATCGAAGTCCACAAAATTGAAATCAAGATTGGTGATAAAACCATCAGCCTGAAACCTGAGCAGGCAAAAGAACTCAAGAAAATCCTAAACGAGATGTTCGAGGAACAGAAGGTGGTTCACCATCATCACGACCATTATCGGTACTGGTGGCACAATTATCCATACTATGGCGGTACCGAGCTGTGGCGTGTGGCCTATACCAGCAATGTGATGGGTCTATCTTACACTGCTCAAAACCAGCAAGGGTTGGCCCAGAACTCCTGTAATACCATTCAACTCGCATTAAGTGCTGCTTAATCCTATGGCAGACACAATCCTAGCCGAACCGCCTCCAAACCCCGCCACAAGTGCTTTAATTGAAGGGCTGCAGAAATGGGAGGGGAAGAATCAAAAGCTCGCCCCAGAGCCTGCTAAGGCCCAGGAAATGCCATCTCCGCAACCTGTCGCGGAACCCACGGCTCCCGAACCAGCCAAAACTGAACCCAAGGTTGAGCATCCCGAATTTAAGTTACCTTCCTTCGTTACCGGGGAAGAACCCCCGAAGCCCGCTGAACCACCTAAGGAAGAGATATCCCTAGAGCAGCTCCCTGCTCAACCTCCTGCTACGGCCAGCGAGAAGGAGAAGATCAACTGGTCCAAGGCCCGGAAGTTAATGGAGCGGCAGGAAACTGAGCTAAAAGACCTACGGCTTAAGGCAGCGGATCGTGAGGCTAAGGGCAAGCAACCGGATGAAACTACCACCAAGCGTATTGCGGAACTGGAAATAAAAAACAAGCAGTACGAAGAGTTCTTCCAGCGGCAGTCAATCGAGAATCATCCTGCGTTTGTTCAACAGGTGATCCGCCCCATGCAGGCGGCGTACTCCGATGCTCAGCGGATTATATCAGAAGCCGGAGGCGACACCGCAGCGTTGGATCGGGCGATAGCTCTAGGCGGCAAAGCTCACTATGATGCCATGGATGAGATCCTGAGCGGGTTACCCGAGAGCGCCAAGGGTGAATTAACCGCCACAATGCGGGACTACAGTCGGTATGCCAAACAGCGGCAGAGTGCCCTAGCAAACGCTCCACAGGTGGCAGAAGACATGCGGCGGCAGGATGAGGCCCGGCAACTTCAATACCTCACTCAACACAAGGAGCAACTAAGCAAGAAGTTCGATGACGTACTTAAGCACACGCGGGACGTAGTTGGGTTTGAGCTTCTGAGAAAGAGCGATAACCCGGGGGACAGCCAGTGGAATCAGATGGTGGACAACATCGTGGAGTACGGTCGCGGATTGGCATTGGAGAACCAGGACGAGGTTAAAATGCTTCAGGCTTCCATTCTCGCACCTGCCGCAATTACACTCAGGGACCTGTGGTTAAAGGCTGAAAAACGTGCTTCTACTGCGGAAAAGGAACTGTCAGCATTGCGTAATTCAGAACCAAGCATGTCCAGCAGTGGCGCCCCATCCAATGGAACGCCATCGAAAGATGACCTGAAGAAACCTTTCAAGGACTTGTTCACGGATGTCCTAAAAACCAAGCCGTGGGAGAAATAGTTGTTGACAAATACAAGCGGTAGTGTCATACACCGCGCAGGTTAGCAGGACATAGCGAGGACTTCACACTCACGCTAACCCGCACTCCGAGGCCGTAGCCCAGATTCACCTCGTTGCAGGGCATTAGGTAATCGCCAATCGCATTACGATTGGAACATCGGTTACATAAGTTCTTCAACTAGAAGGAGATAAACATTATGGCCGCTTATTCTTGCAGCGATGTCCACAATGCCTTTCTCTACCTTGAAAACCAGATCAGCTCACGCATCTGGAACAAGGTAGGCCCGATTGATAACTGGATTGGGCGCACCGCCCGGGGAGAGTTTCCCAAGGGTATGGGCTTCACCATCAACTCAATGATGCTGGAGCGAACAATAACAACGAGTGAGGACGGAACCGAGTGGGTAACAGCAGTCCCGAGCACAACGAATGCGAATGCTCAGAATGCGGACAACTGTAATCCAACCCCGGAAGTTCTCACATTCGGTCAAACGTTGCGGCCATTCACGCTGGCTCGTAGAAACATTCAGACAGAAGAGTTCTGTATCAACGATCTCCAGTACGATTTCCAGATTGGAAAAGTCTTAGGGAACGTGATGGACATGCTCACCCACGTTTCAGAGTGGGTGTGGATGAACCGGATGCAGAACACGTACTCTGATTCGTGCAACCACAAGATAACAGTCAAGCTAGCCGGGGACACCGACTCGACGACCTTTGATGCAACGAGTCCTCCAACGGCACGGCTTAACTGGCCAACCCTTGAAAACATCTACCAGTTTTTAGTCCTGGAAGGTGCAACCGGGGAAGGGGCGATTGGTTACGTGATGAGCACGAATCAACCCGTGTTTAGTTTGTTTACCGACGCCATGACCAGCCGGGACCTGATTCGTCAAGACCCGGACTTGCGGATGGATTTCCGGTATGCCGACCCGCAGGTGTTACTCAACACTCCTGGGGCACCGTACTCCTATAATGGATTCAAGGTGGACTGGATCAAGTTCCCGCCACGCTGGGAGATTGTGGGTGGAGCGTATAAGCGCATCTATCCGTATGATCCCAAGGTTGCGGCCACCAAGGGATTCAACCAACCGGTAAGCAATTCGTACCGGTTCGCCACCTTCCAGGATTCATTCATCTTCATCCCGACAGTTCACACGATGTTGTATGAGAACCCGGATACAAGTCCAGGGGACGGGGTAAAGTTCGACTTTGCCAGTCACATGGGCGTGTTCAAGTTCCTGGTTATCAAAGATCGCATCTGCAATCCTCGCGGTGAGAAGGGATTCTTCGATGCCCTATTCGCGTCCGCTTCCGAGCCGGGACAAACCTACTTAGGTTTTGTTTTACGGCATTTAAACTGCGGCCCGATAGGTCCAAAGAAATCCTGTCTGAATTACAGTTAAGACTGTTCTCTATCTACTCCTCGGGTTATTCTCGGGGAGTAGTAGAGAGGAGTTTGATGCACCAACGAACAGGCGAGTCTAACGAGGATTACCGAATCAGGTGTAATATCTATCTCGCTGGTTGGCGTGTTAGGAATCCCGAGAAGCAGGCTGCGATAAACCGTAGGAGCATCGAGAAGAATTGGGATAAGGTTCAGGCTTCTAAAAAGAAGCGCAGGGAAGAAAAGAAGGAAGAGATTTCCGCCTATCAATCTCAATACTGGCAGGACAACAAGGTTGAGTTGGGAAAATATCGAAGGGATTGGGCGAGGGAAAAGTTTAAGACTGATATTGGGTTTAGAATCCTGACCAATCTTCGGCAGCGGTTAAAGTCAGCTATCAAGCGGAAACACCAACGCAAGGCACCTAAAACAACCGAACTGATTGGGTGCTCTGCACAATTCTTGAAGGGATATTTGGAGGCGAAGTTTGAACCTTGGATGTCGTGGGCGAACTACGGTGAATGGGAAATCGACCATATCATTCCGTGTTCAAAGTTCGATTTAACCGATGCTCGCCAACAGCTTGTGTGTTTTCATTACACGAATTTACAACCTCTCCGAAAGAGGGAAAATCAGTCGAAAGGGAACAAGATTATCCAATTCAAGGCGGCTTGAAGCAGAGAGTAATTTTATGCGCGAAGTTGAACAGGAAATCATCGGGATACTAATGGCGATTCGTGACGGGGTGGATGTGAAAAACAACTGGAGCCGTCTAATCAACCTTTGGTATCAGAGGGGGTCAGCATGAAGTGGAGCGACCTTACGATTATTGGTCTGCTGACGCAGATCAGGGATGGTAGCGGCGGAGGAGGTGGTGGAGCACCAACTGGTCCAGCCGGAGGCGATCTAGGGGGCACGTATCCAAACCCTACCGTCCTCAGTCTATCCGATGTCACAACCGGTACGCTTCTAGGCGCTAACGGCGGCACCGGTATCGCCAACACCGGCAAGACGTTGACCCTGGGCGGCAGCTACACCATCAACGGGACGAGCGGGATAACTCTTGATCTTGGGACTACGGGCGGGTCTGTCTTGTATTCTGGTGGTGCGCTAGGCACACCGACATCCGGTGTCGCCACTAACTTGACCGGAACTGCCCCGGGCTTAACTGCTGGAAACGTTACAACCAATGCCAATCTAGCAGGACCAATTACGTCAAGCGGCAACGTAACCTCGATAGCTTCTCAAACTGGTACCGGGACTAAGTTTGTTGTTGATACGGGTCCTACGCTTACTGAGGCAACCAAAAGCACTACTGCAACATGGGGAACTGGCAATGCCAATCTTTACGGCTTAATCCTAAACCGTCCAACTGGTTCTTCCATGGATTACGCCCATGGAATTGAGCTTCGATATAATGCCACCGAACTTTGGGACTTTGGTCTATCGGCTGAACATCAAGATTTTTACATATTCGATCATGCGGCGAGTAGCGGTGACGTATTCCGTATTTCCCCGGGTGGGGAGACAGCTATCGGAAAAGGTATAGGGCAACCGCTCGGGCAATTAGCTAGATTGGTGGTTACGCGGGCATCTGGCGATACTTACGCGATCAAATCGCAGGGAACTTTTGCAGTCACTAACACTGCGGCTAACGCGATAATTGCCACGTTCGACGAAGCCACCATGGGCGTTGGGATAGGCGTTACAAGTCCCGCTTCGCAGCTTCATGTTAAAAGCACAACGGGAAGCGTGAATGGATTGGTTGAAACTACGGCTGCGGGTGCGGCAACCTGGAACACTAAGCGACCAGCCAATACTGGGTATAATGGTCTTGGGCTGTTTACCGGAGCAACTCAGGGCTGGACCATAGGACAGCGAGCAGGTGATAGCGACGTTCATATTTACGATGAGGTAAATTCTAAAGATCAGTTCAAAATTGTTCAGAATACTGGAGCGGCAACATTACTTGGCACTCTCTCTGTTGGCGGAACAGTAACCACCACGGCTATAGGGGGAACTTTAGCTGTAAAGTCCGGCACTAATGCCAAAGCCGGAACATTCACGCTTTCCAGCGGCACAGCTACGGTCAGTAACACGAGCGTCACCGCCAACAGCGTAGTTTGTTGCACGGTTAAAACTTCTTCTGGCACACTTGGAACCGGTTCACCCGAGATTGTCATTACTGCTAGCACAGGGTTTACCGCTACCGGGATTGCGACCGATAATTCAACTTACAACTTCGTTATCTTGGAAGTGAATTGATGCCCAACTCCTCGTACCCGAAAAGGCCCTGTGGCGTCAGTGTTTCGTCCCTAAAACGTTTGGTATGAACAACGAGAAATTGACCGAGCGCATCACCGCCAAGGAAGCCGAGCGGCAGCAAATCATCCTTGCCGATCAGCAGCAAGGGCAAGAACGTCAAAAACAGTTTGAGGCCAACGTGAAACGGGTAAACCAGCTTGATGGAGCGATAGCGGAACTTAAAGAGCTACAATCAAGCCTGGGAGAGGTTGCATGACTTATGGGAGTAACTGAACAGGAAAGGCCACCTTGGATAATGGTGGGATAAGATTACGAAGGAAGAAGACATGAATGGCAAATCGCTTCCAGTCGGATCTACCCCTGTCCCAGACCCTACCATTCTTACCACGCAGCAGTTAACACGAGAGATTGCTGCTTCCAGGGAGATTATCGAAACCCGCTTAAATGCGATGGATACTGCTACCTCATTGAACAAGGAAGCAACTGATAAGATACCCCTTATAATTGATAAAATGATCGGCCAGCTTGAAAAGGTGATGGACGAAAAGTTTGAAAGTATAGATAAGCAATTTAAGGAGAGGGATGTCCGGACTGAGCAGACTCAGAAAGACAGTAAGGTAGCGGTAGACGCGGCGCTTCAGGCAGCCAAGGAAGCAGTGGGGGAACAAAACAAGAGTAATGCGCTGGCGAACGCTAAAATGGAAACGGCGTTTACCAAGCAAATAGATCAGATCGGTATTCAGATCCAGTCCAACACGAAAGCTACAGATGACAAATTTGAAGACATCAAGGGTCGTCTGGGAACACTGGAGGCTTCGATCAACACTCGTCAGGTGGTTACGACCGAGGGCCGGGTCCAAAACAACGCCGTGATCTATCTCATCTTGATCGGAATTGCGACTGTTATCGGCGTGATCGTGAACATCGCTTCAATCTTTATTCACCTACCAAAATGAAGTACTTCCCCTTGCTCCTATTCCTATGTGCCTGTCAACAGACCGGGAACGCCCCCAAGCTCCAATCCCACTTACAGGGTGCCACTGTGGCAGGGCAACAAACCGCAGGGCACATCGCCAACACCAGGAACTCGATAGAGCGTATCGAGTACAAAGATTCGCAGGCCCAGCGCCTATTAAACGAGGGGTTTGCCAAGTGACCGCAAGAGCCCTCCTAATTGCCTGTTTGCTGGGCCTGTATACGTGCCACAGCGCGTTTTCCAAGCCTCACCCTAGTCCTACCGCCACCCCAGCTCCAAAACCCCGCACAGACCTTGTATGCAGGACGAAGCAACAGGATGCCGAGTTACGAGATTGGATCGGTGGGATAATGACCGAGGCGCAGAAAGCCAAGACGGAGAATGATGCTGCCCAAAAGAGTAATGCTGATCTCCAATCCCAACTGGCTAAAGCCACCACTGACGCCCAGAACCTGGCCAATGAGTGTGCTGCGGATAAAGCTTGTGCCAAGGCTCCGCTTTCCTGCTGGTTTCACCGCCTAATCAAACACCTCCTGTGGTTGGCGTTCGGGCTGATGGTTCTGCTGGTGGCTCTGGTCATACTAAATTTTTTCTTCCCATTCTTAGGGCCAATCCTGCGGTTTATCGCCGCGTGGTTCGGTAAGATTTTGAGCATGTTCAAGCCTAAACCCCCAACTTCAACTGCATCATGAACCCAGGGCTAGAACACTTTATTCGACACAAGTTAAACGAAATAAATGAAAGGACAGAAAGGATAGAACAGAAAATGGCAGCATTAGATGATGCAATCACGGCACTAACCGCAGAGGTATCGAATGACACAACGGTAATCAATTCCGCTGTGACGTTAATCAATGGTATTGCAGCGCAAATTGCGGCAGCAGTAGCAGCAGCGACAGCTGCAGGGGCAACCCCGGTTCAGTTGGCGGCTATTACAGCACTGCAAACAACGCTTGCTACTAACGATACTGCGCTTGCGGCAGCGGTAGCGGCTAATACTCCTCCAGCGCCACCGGCGACTGGTGCAGCAAAGGCTTAACTATGAAGGTTGAACCGGACAGCCACGTTAAAGGCGAAAGCCATCCGGATACTTTTTTATGGGACTAATGGATGTATTTAAGGCGCAACAGCCTGCGGCTACGGCAACCGCTACGGTTGTTGCTCCCCCTGCTGTACCCGATCCCCCGGCAGTGCTACGGTTAAGGGAAGGTAAAAACTTCCCGTGGCGCAGGTTGGGCATTTCCCTAATGGGGATAGTCATAATCATCTTCATCTGGAGGTGGTCGATTAATCATCTTTACACTCTTCCGGTTACGTCGATTGCCGTGTTTGGAAGTATCACGAACAACACTATTTACGTGATTGCATTCCTGGTAGCCTACTTCGTGACTGGTCAGGCGTACTTTACTAACTGGAGCAACATCAGCACGTCTACCTTAATATCTGAGGTAAGGTCATACATCGAGAGCAAGAAGGCGGACAAGGACGACAACAAGAAACCACCTGCTAAACCCAAGAAATGATCCATGAAGTTAAAGCATCATCTTTTGCAGACCCGGCTGATGTCGCGGCATTCCGGAGGTGTAAGGCTAAGGGAGGTTCTGATAAGCAGTGCTTTCGTGTTGGGGATAATGGTATTGGATTTTGGCATGATGACACTAGCCAGGGGAGCGGCCCGTCGTGCGCTTTACCTCCAGAAACGATGGTAGAAGAATGGGGAAGCGTAAGCATGGCACATAACCAACAGGTCAACGTTACCTACCAGGACCAATCTGTTACGTGTTTTGTCCGTGATACCATGCCTCACCTTGAAAATATTACCAACGGTGCAGGCATTGACCTGAACCCCGATGCTGTGTCGGCCCTCGGGTTAACCCCGCCAATCATGGTAGACGCAACTTGGGAGGCAGCATGATTATACCTATCACTCCACGGCAGCTAGCTATCGGATTCTGTATTCTTATGTTTCTGTGCGTTATTGCGCTACTCCTATGGAACTAACCTACACAGTCTACAGCGAAACATTTTACTGCTCTCCGCGTGGAGAAATAACGAAAGGGAAAATATGATTGTATTACTACCACTGCTAGTCGCAGTTATTGGGCTGCTCATGTATGCCTTATCGGCTAATCCTAAACTGGTTGAAGTCGGGCGTATTATGTTCTGGACTGGTCTTCTTGCCTTCCTCCTACACTCCCCGGGTGTAGTGGGGCTCGTCCATTAGATATGATTGCTCCCTGGTATCAACCTCAACCTAATCGTGGGCGTGGTCCGGGTGGCCCGACTCCTACTCCAACTCCGATTGATGGGACTGATCCGGGTGGATTGCCGTGGGGTGAACCGACACCGATCCCCACTCCAAGGCCAACGGATAATCGGGCGATAGGACCGGGGATGCCGTTAGGCTTCGGTGGTAACCCCGGAATGTCATTAGGGGGCGTTAATCCCGGGTATAATTACTACGATGCCGGGAATGGAATGACCTACGTCTACGATCACAACTGGAACTATGTTGGCACCCATAACCCAATGCAGGCACAGGCAATGGGCGGCGCAATGGGGGGTGGGGGTGGCGGCAGGGGGATAGGAGCTGGTCCCGGATTTCCTGGTGCCGGTGGTCCTGACCCTGGAATTTGGGGCCCTGGTGTTGATCCTTACCCAACTGTGACCATTGGTAATCCGTTCGCTGGTGCCACACCTGGGACTTATCCGGGCATGGGTGGCCCCGGTGGTGGCGGCCCTTTTGCTGGAGCTACGCCCGGAACTTATCCAGGTATGAGTCCAGGTGGTGGCGACCCTGGCGGCGGCAGTCCTGGGTTTAACGGTCCTTCTGCTGCTCCTAGTGCCCCCTGGTACACAGCCGGACCATATCCTGGCGGGGCTGCTAATCCTCAAAACCCAGGCTATGTAGCTCCTGGGGTAGGCCCGCAGAGTGCCCCTTCCGACTTCGCTCCCGGGTCCGGGTTTAGTACAACTCTTGGTGGTGGATTCCAGTTAAACGCCAGGAACATATGAGCCAGCCGATTGACACCATCGTAACTTCGTAATCTTATGTCACAGCCAATAGATACCACGGTCACCCTTGAGGATCAGTTTGCCGTAGTTGACCCGATTTCATCGGCCCCACCCGGGTCAGATATTGAGGCGTACGTTGAAGAGGGGGTGGTACAGCTTCCTTTAGGTGGACAGGTGGTGACGGTCACCTTCCTTACCCCCAAGGTATCACCCGATTACCAGTTCGATGTGCGGGACATCTACAACATGGTGGACGCAACCCCGCTCGTCATTGATTGTATCCTAACCAACTTCACTGTTACCGGGTTTGAGATCACACTCAGTGCTTCACCGGACACCGGAAACTACTATTTCAGGTGGAAGGTCCGTATCCCGACTGCAATCCAATCAGGGATAACCATTACCGCTCAGGTAGCAGGGATAGCGGGCGGATCGGTGCAGGAAGTGTTTGCTACCGGGAATGATGGGGTTGACCTCACTGTTGGTGGTGACGCTACCAAGTTACCCAATGTTATTGCTCATCTAATTGATGGCGGAATACCGCTCGCCAAGCTGGCTGAAACAGTCGTTACCGGACCGGTGTTAACCCCGACTGGGGCACAGACCGTTACCAACAAACTGCTGGATGGGAACAATAATACCTTTCAGAACATCGGGTTAGCGTCCCTGATTGGGGACGGGATTATTGCCCAGAACCTTACTGACCCAAATAATGACCAGGGAATTATATGGGATAACGGTACTAAGTTATTCCGGTTCGCTGGTTCCCCGACTAACAGGGGGCTGGCTAAGGATGTTTACATTTCGACTCGGGGCGACGGCAATGGGGTAGGCACGTTAGACGATCCATTTGATGGCAGCACATCGGTATTGTTTGATGCGATCATGGCCGACAACACAAAGACTCCGGTCAACACCAATATCTATCTGTGTGCCGGAACCTTTTTAACTAAAGGTTTTACTGTCAGGACCGGGTGGAAGTTTCACCTGACTCCACAAACCACTCTAAAGCTGGATGTTTTTACTGCTGGCGATGCGGCTGCTTTGGGTGCTCCCAAGATTGTTTCCATGTTTGGGGGAACGAATAACACGCTAGTTCAGGATGTTCTTATCGAGGGCGGAATTTGGGACTTGAACATGCAGAATCAAACCCAAGCCCTGTGCCCTGCTGCTATTCAGGTGGTAGCCGATGGGTTCACCGCCAGGAACATGAAGGTGATTAACTTCGGTAACACCAGTCCGACTAATGCCGAATGTTTCGTCCTTGGGGTATTTAGTAACGGTGCCAGGGACGGTATAATTCATAAACGCGGAGTGCTTTGGGATAATATCGAGATAACGCAACCCGCAAGCGGTGTTACCAATGTTGCCACGCTCAGTTTGACTAACACAAACGGCGGACAAGCCGTAGTTAATGAAGCCGCCTTGAGTAGCGGATGGTTCGAAGGTGTGACGATTCGCAACTGTTACATTCACGATATAACCTTCAGTGATGCCGTGGCGGTAGCGTGTATAAATCTTGGGGGCTGGGTGAAGGGATTCCATGGGCACAATAACCGCTTCGCTCGTATCACCGGGAATAATGCCCGGTACGGTTATTATCTTGATACTGGATCAGTTCAGGACGTGAAGATCGAGGACGGTCAGGCCGATACTATAATGTCTGCGGTCAACCTTAATAGCGGCACAGGCTGGACCCAGAACAATATCAGCATCAAAAAACAAATGGTCGTGAGTTCCAATTTTATTCCCATTGCCGTCAACAGCCAGACTGGAACAACTTCGAATGTTTACTTCGAATCCAACACCATTATTGCCCCCGGAGGTTCGCCTGCGACAGGGATAGCTGCGGTTGGTATAACCAACTCCAACTTCCTCAACAACACGATTGATAGTAGTTCGGCTAACGCGATCTTTATAAGTGGCGGCAATGTAAGTCAAAGGTTTAACAACCGGCAGCTTGATGGCACACCGGTAAGCGGAGAAACAGGCCTGGGTGATTTGATCCAAGTCCAGACCACCTCCGTGACCACTGGCACTGTTGTCATGCTCGCTAATAAATCTGTCCTTAGAATCACTGCTGCATTGACTGGTGCGTTACAGATAACGTTACCTCTCGCATCGTCTATCCCCGCTGGCAATTCAATCACCATTCTTGACCCAGGTGGGTTTTCATCAGACGTAAACGTTTTATTTGTAGCTCGGTCGGGGAGCGATACTATAAATGGTAGTACATCACCTATTATCGCACTCATCGGACAAGGTTCCCAGGAGCTTATTTCCGATGGGGTGTCTAAGTGGACGTTTGGCACCAGTTATATTGTAAGTCCTGCAAATCTTTATCTGGAGGGCGGTAATGCAACCGTGATGCGTACGGCTGGTACTGACCGATGGTATGTTAATAGTAGCGGTCATGTCATAACCGTTGTCGATAACGCGTACAACTTAGGGGAGTCTGCTCACCGGTTTAAGGACGCCTTTTTTGGCGGGAACGTTAACGCCGGGGGTCATATTTTGGCTGAAGGAGCCAATGTTGTTCTTGGCACTTCTACCGGAAGTCAGATTGCTACGGTAGGCGGAGCATCGGGGCAGAAATTGGCGGTTTGGGGTAAAACTCCAATCGTTCAACCAGTGCTGGCAACAGGGGCCGGTCATACGGCGGACGACATAATCACCGTTCTTCAAAATATTGGATGGGTTAGGCAAAGCTAATGGCTCGCACCTTCTACATCTCCTCCCAGAGCGGGAACGACTCCAACAACATCTAATGGCCCGCAAATTCTTCATTAGCTTCTCATCCGGCAACGATGCTAATAACGGTACGTCTACCGCTACAGCGTGGCAGCGGCATCCGTTTATGTCTCGGCCCGGTTCGTTACCGTGGAGTGGTGTCTACACTCATCAAGTTGGGGATCAGTTTGTATTCAAGGGGGGTGATACTTGGGATACGACTTGTTTTTTTGCAAAACACGGTTTCGCGATCAAGGCTGGTGGCTCCCAGGCTACTCCTGATAAGTACATGGTGGACAAGACTTGGTTTACCGGGAGTTCGTGGACTAGACCTATTTTTGATAACGGTGGGGCCGCTAGTCCCCGAAACCAACAAATTGTTATCTACGATTTTACCGACTGGATTACCTTTGATAACATTGAGTTTACCAGATTTTACTGGGATATAACCACTAACAGTTACCCGGTAGCAATAGTTCAAATCGGGACTGGCAGCACTAACGCCCAGAATCAGGGTACAAATTGTGACGGGA